CCCATATGGGCGGTTCAATTAGACAACTCCATTTTGTCGGCTGCTTGCAAGCGGCTTCAAAATTTCATTCCTCCTTAAGCGGAACTTCGGGCGGGTATTATGCAAGCGATATCCGCCCGAGTCCTGCAACACAGCGCTTTGGTGTAAGGGCAGCACATCAGATTTTGGCTCTGATAGTGTAGGTTCAAATCCTGCAAGCGCCGCCAATTTAACTTTTTGCGTCCCGTATAGGGGCGCTATTTTTATATGTAAAGGATGTGGGTAACATAGCTCAAAACTCAATAGGTCGCTCTAAATCGACCTCTAAGAAAAAGAAAAAGCCCGCGTCGTCTAATGGTCGAACCGAGTTCTACTGCACTATGTGCGGTAAAAAATACACGAAGCTTACTGGTAACTTTTATAGATCACAGTCCCCTATTCATGTTGGCAACGACGGGTTTATCCCCGTGTGTCGCTCGTGCGTCGAGGAGCTGTTTGAATTGTATACCGACGAACTTGGCTCAGAGATGGAGGCGACGAAGCGTCTATGTCAGAAGTTCGACTGGTATTTCTCGAAAAGGATATACGATGCAACTGAGAAGAGTTCAGCGTCGTTCAGCCGTATGAGCTCATATGTGTCTAAAATGTCCTTGCGTTGTTATCAAGGTAAAACTTACGACGATACTATACGCGACGAGGAAACTGTCATTAATGACGTAGAGGATTTAAAGAACAATAGTTCTGAAATCAAAATAAAGCAGAAGACCTTAGCGTTCTTCGGTGGCGGATTTGAACCCGAAGAGCTTAAGTTTCTTCAGGAGCAATACGATGACTGGACTTCGCGACATGAGTGTTCTACTAAATCGCAGGAAGAGGTCTTCAAAAACCTGTGTATCGCTCAGCTCAATATTCTAAAAGCTCAGCAAGGCAAGGGGTCTATGAAGCTTGTGGAGGCACTTAAGGTATTTCAAGACCTCCTCGGCACAGCAAACTTAAAGCCAAGTCAGAATAACGAAAATGCTATGGTTGAGCAAAACACCTTTGGCACTCTTATTAAGAAGTGGGAGAATGAACGCCCCATTTCAGAGCCGCTCCCCGAATGGCAGGATGTTGATAATATTCGCAAGTATATAACGGTATATTTTTTGGGACATCTTTGCAAGATGTTGGGAGTACAGAACAAATACAGTGCGGCTTATGAGGAAGAGATGGCAAAATATCGTGTTGAGATGCCTGAATACGAAGGAGACGACGACGCACTGCTGGACGCCATTATAAGTGACGGTGAAGATTATGGCGACACGGAATAAGCTCAGCGATCGCGAGTTAGCCAACGATAAGGCTAAACGAATTATGAACGGCGTGGACGCATGGTGTTCGTTCTATAGGGCTAATCCTCACCGTTTCTGCTTGGATTATCTTAATATTAAGCTTAAGCTTTTTCAGCAGATAATCTTGTATATGATGAACTGGTACGACCATACAATGTACATCGCCGCAAGAGGGCAGGGAAAAACCTTCTTAGTCGCCGTGTTCTGCTGTGTGCGTTGTATTTTGTACCCCGGTACGGCTATCTGTATTGCGTCTAAAACCCGTGGACAGTCCGTCGAGGTCTTAACGAAAATACAAACGATTCTTATGCCCAACTCCGCTAATCTTCAGTTAGAGATAGAGCCGAAGGGCATAACAATAAATCAGTCCAAAGCGGAGATTGTGTTTAGGAACACATCCCGTATATTCGTCGTAACTGCAAACGATGAAGCTCGACACAACAGAGCTAATATTAATATCTGCGATGAGTTTCGCATGATACCGCTTACTATTATGCAAACGGTTCTCAAAAGATTTTTGACGGCTCCGAGAAGTCCGGGATATCTCAACAATCCCAAATATGCACATTTAACGGAGAGAAACAAAGAAATTTATCTCTCGTCTGCATGGTATAAGTCACATTGGTCTTTCGGCAAGCTTCAGGCATACGCGAAGAATATGAGTGACGATCAGCGCAAATATTTCACCTGCGGGCTTCCCTATCAGCTTTCGATAAAAGAGCACCTGCTTGACAAGAATCAGATAGCGGATGAACTTTCCGAGGGCGACCAGTCAGAGACGACGTTCGGTATGGAAATGGAGTGCTTGTGGTTCGGAGATACGGACGGCTCGCTGTTCTCTTACGATGATATAGCTAAAACTCGTCAGATAAAGCAAGCCATATATCCCGACTATATCAGCTCTCTTATACCTAATTATAAACAAAAGATACCTCCGCTCGCATTTAATGAGAGGCGTGTTCTTTCTGCTGACGTTGCGCTGTTGGCTTCTAAGAAACAAAACAACGACGCCGCGTCTATATGGATTAATAGGGCTATACCCAATTCGGAGAACAGATATATCAGCAACCTTATATATACGGAGAATCACGAGGGACTTCACACGAACGATCTCGCTTTGCGTATACGCAGGTTGTACGAGCAGTTCCATTGTACTGATATAGCTCTCGATGTTAAAGGTCTTGGTATAGGTGTGTACGACGCTCTCGTGCGCGATATATATGACCCAGAATACAACATCACCTATCCGCCACTTAGTTGCTGTAATGACGACGTGTATGCAGCTCGTTGCACAGATAGAGAGGCTAAAAAGGTCATTTGGGCAATACAGGCTACAAGTCAGTTTAATAATGATATGTATCTTGCGTTGCGTGACGGCTTCAAACAGAATAAGATTAAACTCCTTAGTTCCGAAAATGACTTCTACGAACTTCCGAGAGGTATTGTTCAAGCCATACTTGACGACGCCGAACTTAAACGTAAAGTTCTCCTTCCGTATATTCACACAACGCTTTTTATTAATGAAATAATAAGCCTAAAGTACACACCTACAGGTACTTTAATAAAGGTCAAAGAGCAGTCCGGTATGAGAAAAGACCGAGTGTCATCGGTCGGCTACAACTATTGGGTTGTTCAAGAGCTTGAGAGAAAGCTTAAGCCCAGCAACAAACCACCCGAGCGTAAAGTGTTTGCGTTCAAGAAACCTATTATTAAATAAGAAAGGAGGCGCGAAGTGGCAAAAAAGAAAGAAACTGCTCCGCCGCTCTCGCTTGAAGAGCAAAAGAAAGTCGATCTTGAAGCGGCAAAGGCGGAGTTCCACAAAGCTCTTCTGTATGCACAGAAAATAGCTCAAAGGAATATAAGCAATCCTGCGTCCTCACAGCAGAGCCGAGGTCAATCGTACTCCACCTATACAAAGGAAAATATTCTGACATGGCTTAAAAACCCGTCAACAAACGCAAAGAGTCTTCGCAATGCGTCGATGTATCTTTACAATGCTTCGCCGCTGTATCGTCGCCTTATTAACTATCAAGCAAATATGTGGCTGTGGGATTATGTGCTTTACCCTCTTGGATATGATGAGTCTAAGATGAAAGCTAATAATCTTCAGAAGCAATATCTTGCTGCGGCTAAAAAGTGTGAGGTCTGGAATCTGAAGAACGAGCTTTCCAAGGCTGCCGTGAGTGCGGTACGCGAGGGAATCTTCTTTGGCGTGTCGTGGGAGTCTGGCGATTCGTTCTTCATTCAAAAAATCAACGCTGATTATTGCACTGTTGAGGCTATCGCTGACGGTACTTATCTCTATACAGTTGATATGTCTCAGATTAAAGAGGACGAGCTTGGATTTTATCCACCCGAGTTTACCAAGATGTGGAACGCCTATAAATCTGATGGCGTTAAGAGACAGTTCGTCCCTGAAGAGATATCTTGGTGTCTCCCGTTCTGCACCGCAGACGGCGACCAAGGTGCGTTCATACCTCCTTATGTTGGTTGTCTTCCCGACCTGTTGGATATAGAGAACTATAAGGCGTTGCAGGAGACGGCTACCGAGCTTGCTAATTATAAGGTGCTTGTCGGTAGAATTGACCTTGATAGTCAGGGAGCGCCGACGATAGATTGGAATTTGGCAATGCAGTATTACACTCACCTCTGCAATGCGCTTCCTCCGCAGGTTGGCGCGGCTGTACTCCCGTTCAAGGTCGAGGATTTTAACTTCGATCAAGACAGAGGTATAAGTACAGTCGATATTGTCACTCGTTCGGTCGAACAGTATTGGGAGAACTGCGGTTCAAACAGCGTTCTTCACGGCGGTAAAACAGATACATCGGGCGGTATGAGCCTTGCTATAACCACCGACTCTGAGCTGTTGCTTGGATTCTTAGGCAACGCACAAAGACTCGTCAACAGACATCTTAAATATCTCAGCGGAACAATCAAGTTCCAAATACAGTTCTTGTCAACTACTATTTACAACCGCAAGGATATCGTCGGTATATATAAGGAAGCGGCTACATATGGCGTAACTCCCAGTATGTATTTTGCGGCTCTCGGCTTAACTCCTCTTATGGTGTCTGGGCTTAATCGCATTGAAAACGATATTATTGGCGTTGATAAGCTTAAGCCGCTCCTGAGCTCACACACAACTTCGTCCGAAGAGATAGGGCGTCCCGCAGAGGATGAAAGCGATCTGTCTGATGAGGGCGCAAGGACACGCGATAAGCAGTAGTCCGAAGGAGAATAACAAATGAACTATATTAAGATAGCAGACCCCGCAGTCATTAAGGCTCTTAGTGACGCGGGGTTTAGTTATATTCGGGAAAAAATCAATGACATCGACATAGCGATGTTTGAGGCTACACCCGAGCTGTTGGACATTGTACATAGCAAATTCAGCGATACAAAGTTCATATACAGCAATAAACTACATTTTCAAGGAAGGAGGAAACATGGAAGGAAAAGTGTCTCAAATTCACACCTTTTCAAAAATCACTCCGCTCCAAAAGCTGAATGAGAATTTTACGCTTGCGGAATGTACTGTTTGTGGGTGTGGCAAAAATCGAAACTACTCTTATATCTCACGTGAGACTATCGAGAAAGAGATGTATGGTCTGAACTATCTTCCCATTGTCGCCCATCTTATTGAAAGAGACGACGGTACAGGTGTGTTTATTGGCGGTCATGACTATACGATAGATGAAAACTGGAATTTTAAGCCGCTGACCCAAGTGGTTGGCTGTGTTGTAAATGACAGTTTTGAGTTCCGCGAGATAGAGGAGTACGGCGAGTCAGTAACCTATCTGGTCTGTAAATGCATCCTCTATACCGAGCACGTTCCCGAACTTATGTCGGCTATATATTCCGACGACGTATATTTCGGGGAGAGTATGGAGATAGAGGTCAAGCAGTCGAGACCTTTAGCTGAGGACTCCAATTATCAGGAAATACTTGATTTTAGCTTCCTGAAACTCTGCCTCCTCGGTATGTCAGACAATCCCGAAGAGCATACCGAACCCTGCTTTATCTCATCCAAAGTGTACAAACCTGAAGAGTTTGAGCTTGATAATAGCAACTTTGATGATGTAATGCTGAAACTTAAAGAGCAATGCGCTAATTATTTTGCTCTGCGCAAGAAAGGAGGTAACGCTATGGAAGATAAGAAAGAGATGGAGCTTGAGCAGGAGCCTACCGTTGAAGTAGCTCCCGAAGTTGAGCCTGAAGTCCCCACAGAAGAGATCGCTACAACTATGGCTCAGGATATTGCTTCTGGAACTGTTGAACTCGAAGCTTCTGAGGTTGTTGAGCCTGAAAAAGAAGAGTTTTCTATGACCTATCAGCAAAAGCTCGACGCTGTACGAAAAGCGGTCTGTTCGCTCTGCGACGATGCTCATGATTATTGGGCGATGGATTGTGACGACAATTATGTCTATGTCGAAAAATATTCGTATGAAGATAGCAAAGAAGACCATTTTAAGTGTCCGTACACTCTTGACGAGTCGAACGGCGAAGTGGCTATTAGCGACGAGTGGGTTCATATACAGCCTCGATGGCTGACAGATGAAGAGGCGGTAGCTCTCGATGCTATGAAGCTTGAGGTGGCTGCGCTTCGCGACTTCAAGAAAGATGTTGAGGATAAAGCCCATAAGGCTGAGTGTGACGCTGTTCTTGGAGAGTTCAGCGATCTGAATAGATTTGAGTTGTTCCGCGACCTCAAGGCTAAGGCTTATGAGTTCTCCGCAGACGACCTGCGCAAAGAGTGCTTTGCTATTCGCGGTCAGTATGGCTCTGCGAAGACGGCAAAGGCTGGGCTTCTGCTCAACACACAAGAGTCTACAAGTTATGTAGACGATTTCTTCAGAACATATTCTCGTAAATAATTTATTTACCCACTGCACGAGGTGGGCTTTATTTTTGTAAAAAGAAAGAGGTTAATACAATGGCATACGCAAAAGTTAGAACTGATAATCTGACTGGCACTGTGTTTGGCGGCGACCTTGTTTCCGTCAAGTATCAGCCCAGCAGCAAAGATACTGCAATTGAAAACGGCAACTTCGTTAAGGTTGGCGCACTTATTTCCGGCGAGCGCGAGGTTCACACCGGCAGCACTCCCGCCGCAAATACCGCTCTGTCCGACATCGTTCTCATCGCTTCTCCCGAGGTTGATAAGACTGTTTCCAGCAACACTATTGGCGAGTTCAAGAATAGAGCTGGTGACATTCTTCGTGGCTACAAGCTTGTCAGAGGTTATTTCTCTGTTACCAAGGAGGCTCTTGATGCTGCTGCCGCTATAGAGGTCGGTGATATCGTCGAACTTCAGGCTGGTACTAAGGGTAATGTCGTCAAAACCCTTACTCAGGGCTCCACTAAGGTTGGCACTGTCGAGGCTATTGAGGGCGACTGGATCGTCATCAAGATAGCTTAACCAAGAATTAAAGATTACACAGAGGTGAAAAAATAATGGATAACAACATAGTTAAGGTTGCACTTGACGCTATCAAGGGCAAGCAGTACGCACAGTATTCTGCCGCAGAGACATCCGAGACCATCCGTAACGCTCTTATTGAGCTCAACGGTGGCTCTACTAAGCTTAACGCTCGCGACTTCAGACCCGGCAAGCCCGTGTTTGACCTTGTTGAGATTCTTCTTCCCGCAATAATCAATGAGGGTATTGCGAATGACCCGGTTCTTACGAGCCTGTGCGAGTATCGCAATATCGCAGACGGTGACGAGGCTAAGTTCACTACTCATGGTGAGAACGACCTTATCGTCGCTGATGCAGCGGCTGGTATTCAGGGCGTTCGTCGTCAGAGAATCCCCGAGGGCGAGGCTGTTACTATTAAGACTACAGCTAAAGCTATTCGCGTTTATGAGGATCTGAATAAGCTTCTCTCTGGTCGCGTTGATTTTAATGAGTTTGTTGATATGGTTGGTAAGGCTTTCACAAACCAGATAGCTCTCGACGCTCTGGCTTGCCTCAACAATATCTCTGCTTCGACCGCTGGTCTTAGCGACAAGTATGTCAAGAGCGGTTCGTTTACTACTGCTAACATGGACGAGATTATCGAGCATGTCGAGGCGGCTTCGGGTACATCTGCAAAGATTTGCGGCACAAGAGGTGCTCTCAAGAAGGTCGCCGACGCTGTTGTCTCTGACGACGCTAAGAACGACATCTATAACTTCGGTTATTACGGCAAGTATTCGGGCACTCCGATGCTTCGCATGAAACAGGCTCACAAGCCCGGCACTGATGTCTTTGCTCTGTCGAACACCAAGGTGTTTGTTATAGCTGGCGACGACAAGCCGATTAAGATTGTCAACGAGGGCTCTGGCATTATGAATGTCAAAGAGGCTACTGATAACGCAGACCTTACTCAGGAGTATGTGTACATACAGCCCGTCGGCGTTGGTCTTGTTCTTAACAGCAAGATTGGCGTTTATGACATTAACGCTTAATCAAATTTAAACTTTTGGGGAGAGTCCGCGTGGCTCTCCCCTTTCTAAGAATAAAAGGAGTGTAAAAGATAATAATGGCACAGCAGAATAAAACAACTACAGGCGCTAAGAAGGGAGCCGCTAAGGCTAAAACAACTAATGCAGAAAATCAGACGAAAGCAAATGAGACGATTGAGGCTGCTCCCGTTGTGCCCAAGAGACCCTCAAGAATAGAGGATTCTACCCTCGTATATGTAAAATCAAACACTTTTGGTGGTCTTACTTTTGTGGATAAAAGAAGTGGTGAAACCATTGACTGGGAGTTTTGTGGTGATATACAGCCTGTCTCGATGAGTCTGCTTCGCTCGATAAAGGCGTCAGCAGCAATATTCTTCACCGAGAATAAGATACTTGTCGATTCGGTTGATGACGGCGAGCATACACCCGAGGATGTGTATAACGCTCTTGCAGTCGGCAGATATTACAAGGACATTATCGATCCCGATGATTTCCAGAAGGTCTGCGGTTGGAGTGTGAAGGATATCGAAACAAAGGTTCCGCTTCTTACTACTACGGCAAGAGAAAATCTTGTTGTCGCTCTTAACACATTTATCGAGGATGGAACTCTTGACTCTCTCAAGAAGATTAGAGCTTTCGAAGAGGCTCTTGGTTGTAATCTGATGAAGTCCGAGAGGTGATTTAATGGCAACACCGTTTTCGGAGATTTACGAACGAGCTGTTCTGAAGTTCTCTGATTATGATTTCTTGAAGCTATCGGAATCCGAGCGCGAGTATATACTTGAAAAATATCTTATGAGTGCTCAAGCGGACTTCGAGAAGATGTGCCGCATAGATCTTTCTCAGATAGATACCGATTATAAAGAATATAAGGTTGACTTGGATAACGAAGTAATCGAAATTCTTGCTCTCGGTATCGCATATTACTGGGTCAGTTCTAAGGTTCTGGATAGCACAAACTTAAGCAATTCCTTGTCTGTCAAGGATTATTCATTCTTCTCTCCTGCCAATCTCTTAAGAGAAATGACGTAATTTAGGAACTCCCTTTATAAGGAATATCGCCGCAAAATGACTGAGTATACCTATTATGCTGGTAATATCGCCTCACTGAAAGCGTAGGTGATTATTATAAAGCTTAAAACTTTTGTTAATCGTTTTACGGGACACGTTTATAAAATTATTCCTTTAAAAGAATATGATGTGCTCGGCATAGGAGAGGACATACATTTATCGGAATACATAAATAGCGTCACCATAGAAGCCACGGGAGCTTTGACGACTTTTGATAAACTTGCGGATAATATGGACTTTATTACCGTTGTGAATATTTTAAATTATCTCAACGAAAATGAGGTTTCAGAAGAGGTCTGCAAGCGTGAGGTGTTCAAGGCTTTAGCTCTTCTTAACAAGATTGGTGGTGGGCGCAATGCTTGATTGGTCTCACTACAATGCGCGTCTCGGCATAAATGGCGTATCAGACCGAGATAGAATCATTCAAAAGGCTAAAGACAACTTTCAAGTTAAGGTTATAAGTAATCCGGGATATCAGCCCAACGCGACTCGTAACGGAGCCCCGCAGCGTTTCTTGGTTGACCGGACTGAGGTGGCTTACAAAATAAAAGTTATCGCTTTCCCCGACGAGAATCTTTATGTCGGGGATATCCTTGAAATTATGGATGAACACTTCATCGTCGTTGAAACGAGAGTGGTAAATGAGATCCATATAACAGGGACGGCGTGGCTGTGCAACCATCTGTTCAGATTCCAAAACGGCACTTCGGATATTATCGAGCGTTGGGGTGTTTTGGATTCGGGCGTTTATTCGACAACGCTTAAGGGCAACAACACGGTTCAGTCGTTACACAAGCAGTTCAAGGTGTATCTCCCCTACGACGAAGACACAGCCAAGCTCTATATAGATAAGCGCATAGCCGGTGGTGTTAACTACGACGCTAACGGCGACGAAATTCTCACTTGCTACATTTATACGGGAGAAGACCCGATAAGCCGAAGTTACGGCAAAAACGGACATCTTCTTATTATGAATGTCGAAAGTGTTGAGTACGACGCTTCGAGAGACAACGCTAAAGAGCGCATATGTGATTACATCGCTCCAAGCGAGCCTTCTACTGCCGGTACTCTTTGTAAGATTGCCGGACGCGATACGCTCCGAATTGGAGCGCATAGAACATATCTTGCGCAGTTCTTTAAGGACTCAGGCGGAGTTGATGAAGAGGCTGTTCCGTCGTGGTCTGTGACTGGGGCTGCATACGGTATACAGTATTCCATTAAAGATGGTGCATTAATTATTTCCGTTGACGCTAATGATGCTCTTATTGGCACAAAGCTGACTGTTGAACTGAATGACGGCGGAGAACGCTCCGCTTATAAGAAAGTCGAGGTGACTGGCTAATGGCAGGATATACACACCTCGATGAAATTATAGACTATAACAATCTCGTTATCAGCAAAATTTTGGAGTCATCAGAGGTTATGAAGCTCGTCTCGAACGGCAGATATACCCCTGATGATGACGATGCTGAAAAGTGGGAAGATCACATTAACGACCACGGTTGGATAGACGAGAGCGTTCAAGAGGCTGGTGCTTATGTGCTCGTTGACACAGAGGTCACTAAGGCTCCGAGTGGAAGCATAAAGAGAATGACGCTCCTCGTAGAAGTCGTCTGCAACAAATCCTTTATGAAGCTCGACAGCGATAGATTTCCGGGCGTTAAGGGAAATAGGCGTGATAACATATGCCGTCAAATAGACTTGCTGATAAACGGCAGTTCAGAGTTTGGTGTAGGCAGGTTACAACTTAGTTCAGCGACGCTCGCGGCTGCACCCGAAGGCTTTACTGCTCGTCTTCTGACATATACTGTACCCGATTATGCACGAGATAGAGCGAGGGTAACTAAATGAAGCTGACCCCGTGGGACTCGATTACCGGCAGTTCCATCGCCGTCGGCAATGTGTGTCATGTACGACAGCCACGATTGTCGGAGGTTCGTCAGCTTGGTTACGACAAGTTCTTCGGATATGTGAGTGTAATCATGTTCGACCCGAGCGAGCTTGACGGGCAAATACCTATGCTTATACCCGACCTTTCAACCTTTTACATCTTAATAACCTACCCAATGTTAAGAGAGACCTTTTTTGAGGCACTCTCTTTTTTTATTGAAGAAAAGGTTGTCTTTGATGACAAAAGCTTGTGTTTTAAGGTCTATAGGGATAAGCAAGCGGTCGGCGAAATCAACAACGGAAATTTCGGAGATATACAAAGTTTAATTGCTCAAATAATTGGTGTGGAGAAAGAGAGTAAGAGCGAATTAAAGTTCTCAAGCAAAAAAGCTAAAGCCATTTACGAAAGATGTAAGGCGCGGAAGAAAGAGTTCGATAAGGCTAAGAAAAAAGAACAGCCATCTAACGACTACACACTTCCGAACATTATATCCGCCGTATGCGCAAAGCATTCCTCTTTAAACCTACTGAATATCTGGGATTTAACTATATTACAACTTTACGACCAGTTCAGGCGTCTTAACGTCATTACTTATGAATCGGTCGAAGGACTGCGCTGGGCTGCATGGGGAAAGGACTCCATAGAGCTTTCGGCGTGGTTCAAGGATTTAACAAATAAATAAGAGAGGTTTAATATGAACAACAATACTACTTTTGCTAACAGAGAAGTATGTGACCTTATATTCGTTGAATATAAGAGCAAGAAGCCTTTCCTCAATCTCGACTTTGCTAATACGACAACGACCGAGATGAGCGGTGAGGCTGTTTATGCCTACGGTGGTAAGGGACACCCGAAGAGAGTTACATTCCACGGCGAGCGCGGCGGCACAATAGCGTTCGAGACTCAGATGAAGACAGCTAAGCTCTATTCTCTGATTACTGGCGCGAGCATTGAGACAGCCGCTAAGTTCCTTAAGCGTGAAGTCGTTAAGTGTGAAACTGCGGGCAAGCTGACCGTTTCCGGCACTCCTGTCGTCGGCACTGTCAATGTCTTTAAGGCAGACGATGACTGCGGTACAGAGCTTACTGCTACGGCGACCGCAAGCGCTAAGGAGATTACCGTTACTGATGCAAAGGCTAACGACAGCTATATTGTCTATTACATGACCGAGCTTACCGAGAAGGTGCGCAAGATAAACATCAAGTCCACGACTTTCCCGAGAGCGTTCACTGTTTATGGTGATACTTACGAGAAGACCGAGAACGACGAGATTGTTCCTTACAGAATGGTTGCGTACAAGTGCTCTCCCCAGACCAACTTCTCTCTGTCGTGTGCTAACAGCGGCGACCCCGCTACTATCACTATCACCTGCGACCTTATGGCAGACAGTGACGACAACATTCTTGATCTTATTTGGCAGGATGAGGAGGAGTAATCAATATGGATAATGAAAACGTTGTAGAGGTTGTAGAAGTCGCTGACAAGGAAACTCCGAAGCGCAAGTCAAAGGCTCTGCCCCGCAAGAGGAAGTGTCGGGTCGTTTCTTACAACAAATATAGCGGAATCATAGTCTATGTTGATACAAAGGGCGAGCTCGTGCAGACGAACGCCATCAAGTACGACGGAAGCGGGTATGTAACCGTATGAGAATTTTGGCGTTAGACCAAGCCAGTATTATTACCGGCTACGCCATATTCGACGACGGCGATCTTGTCAGCTTTGGTAAACTCACGGCTGACAAGTCCGTTTCGCCAGAGGATAGATTTGAGGAGATGTGTCGAAAGATACATCTCCTCTTTTTGAAGTCTAAGGCTGATATAATTATTTTTGAAGATGTCTCACTGAGGACGTCTATTAAGACGCTAATCACATTAAGCAGACTTCAGGGCGCTATTATGGATATGTCATATTGGCATAATACAGCGTTCAAAATCTATGCCCCGACACAATGGCGTAAGGTGTTGGGCTTTAATCAGGGCAACAAGGTTAACCGAGAAGCTCTCAAGATACAAGCAATAGACTATGTTTCAAAATGCTATGGAATAACCGCTAAGGATGATATCGCTGAAGCTATTTGTATAGGTCTTGCCTATCTACGCGACAGCGGTGTTATCGAGGAAATAAAGGAGAAAAAGAAATAATGCTGAAATATAAAGCTGAAGTTGATAATAAAGAGATAGAGATGGAAATCCGTGACGAACTGACCTATTCTGATGTTGAGACGATAATCAGTACAGCTCTTGAGTTCTGCTATGACGACAACGGCGGTCTTATCGCTCACTTTGCTGAGTTCGTGCTTGAGACCTTCCTTGTCTTGCAGGTTTCAAATGCCAAAGAACTTGGTCTCAGCAATAGCGTTGAGTCGATGTGGAAGCTTATTAATGAAAATGATATTATAGAATTTATCGTTAAGAGCGTTAGATATGTCAACTATAGCGCAATGAAAAAGGCTTTCTTCGCTGCATATAACGAGAAGCTTAGAGTGGCGTATGACCCGTGGTCTTCTGCGGCAAAGTCCCTCGCTGAACTTCTTAACACTATAAACGCCAATCAGTCTTCGCTGTCTAAAGTTGATCTCGAAAAACTTATGCAGCTGAGCGAGGTTATTGCTAATAAAGATGAAGGCAAGATAGTTGACGGGATTCTCGACTTCCACGAGAAGAAGAAATAATAAGTAAGGAGTTGGTTGTGTGAAGAGGTTTACTACTCCCACTATACCTATTAAGTTTAATATAAGCCACTCTGATATCGAGCACATAGACTTCTTGTTTAAGCTCGATAAAGACATGAATAGTCAGACTCTCTTCACGCGAAAGTACCCGGATAATGTCGGTTATGACAAAGAGTCTGATTTATACACAATTGAGCTGACGGCAGAAGAGTCCGGTCGTCTGCCTGAAGGTATTATCTTTATGGACACACGAGTTGTTATGGCTGACGAAAAAATTCCCGCAACACCCATAGTCGAGCTTCGCGTTTCGCCGACATTGTTCAATTCCGCAGATAAGTGCGAATAACGGAGGCTGAAATGTTTGATGTAGTTTATATCAGAGTTATCAGTGAACCTGTTGTAGTGGTACGAGCCGTAGCAGAACCCGTGTGTGTTATTTATGGTGATGCTAAGTGATTTCTGAAGAATATATTATACAAAAACTTCAACAGTTTATCTCAAGCAAAAACGGCGAAAAAATAGTTAAAGAAAAATACCCCGACTACAAGAATCAGCTGACCGAGCTTGCTAAGGAGCTGCGCAACAAGATTGTTAATGCGTATAATCAGGCGACCTCAGTTTATGCTCGCAAAATGGGCGTAGGTAAAATTCACGTCGGTATATCAAAGATTGATAAACGCTCGGGGGAATGGGTTGTTGACGTTGTGTTTCCGGGTGATTTGTTAAAACGAGATTCGCTGACTGGGGCTGGTGGTGTTCCTACTGGAAGTGGTGTATACGACATATTCGGGCTGATAACTCAGGGTTATCCGAAGATTCACTCTGTGGTCGGTGTTTGGGAAGGGCGAAATAGCGGATTGCCTATCAGCAACAAAAGGGTTCGTTCCCCGAACTCATTTATTTCTGATACAATCAATGACTTTGAGATGCAACATCCGGGCGTAAAAGTAGACTATCCCCGCTTGTGGGGCGGTATGGATAGCGGAATATTGTAAAGGTAGCCGCGCTCGTTTGAGTGCGGCTATTTATATAGGGAGGCATTTATGTCCGATAACAAAAACATAATTGAATTAAAATTTGGCGTATCTGGTGGTGGCAAAATAAGCGGCGAATCTGGACGGCAGATACTGCAAGACATCCAGAGTATAGCCAAAGAGATTAATGAAAGCGGAGTCACGAAACTCAAGTTCTCACTTGATACAGATAGTATAGAGAAAGAGGTTCGGTCCACTAATAAGAAAATCACCAAGTCAATAACTCAAGACTCCGGCAAGTTTTTACGAGCTTATAACCAACTCTATAAGTATATGGATAAATATGGTGATAAGCTTGAAAAATCTGGTCTTATGGGCGGCTTTAAAGGACTTCAAAGTGCCTTAGATAGTGGGAATATAACCGCAAAACAGTTCCAAGATACATTTAACAATTTAAAACTCGATGCTATTAAAGCTGGCGTCGAAACAACAAATGTTTTCGATAAGCTTAACAGTGTGTTAAAGACAAATATTAAGCAGAGGGCAGTAACAGCTATAGCTGGTTTTTCGGTACAACAGCTTAAAGAGGTCTACGATAATGTTGTTAAGCTTGACTCGGCTGTCGTCAACCTTTCTATGGTTACAGGTTATAACCGTGATCGCACTAAAGAGCTCGTGGCGAGTTATTCTGAAATGGCTCAGGAGCTTGGTGCTGTCACTTCCGAAGTAGCCGCCGCCGCCGACGATTGGCTTAGACAGGGTTATTCTCTTGAAGACACAAACGAGCTTATCAAAACCAGTACCGTTCTTTCTAAGATAGGTCTGATTGATTCCGCTGAGGCAACTCAGTACCTCACCTCAGCGATTAAGGGCTACAAAGTTGAGATTGGCGACGCGATGTCTGTAGCAGATAAGCTGTCTGCTGTTGATATGGCTGCCGCTGTCAGCGTTGGTGGTCTTGCTGAAGGTATGAGTAAGACCGCAAACTCGGCACGTCTTGCCGGTGTTGAAATGGACACGCTCCTTGGCTACCTTGCCGCAGTTGGCGAAGTTACTCAGCAGGACATGGCGTCTGTTGGTAATGCGTTCAAAACTATGTTCGCTCGCTACTCAAATGTTAAGCTTAATAAGCTTGTTGATGACGACGGCGAGTCGCTAAACGATTACGAGCGTGTGTTGACAAGAGTCGGTATACGTCTTCGCGACAACTTGGGTGAGTTCAGAGACTTCACAGACGTTCTTGATGACGTACAGGCTAAGTGGTCGTCTTTGACTGAGGTCGAGCAGAGTGCTATTGCGACTGCGCTTGGTGCTACGAGACAGAAAGAAAACGTCCTTACCCTTATGGAGAACTATGGTAAGGCTATGAAGTATGCGGGTATAAGTGCTGATTCCGCCGGAACAGCTATGGAGAAGTACGATGCTTACTCGCAGGGTATTGAGGCAAATATCGCAAGAGCAAGGGCTTCTTTTGAGTCTTTGTCTACAAATCTTCTTAACAGTGATGCCGTTGTTACTTTTGTAAAGTTGACAAACGGCGCACTCCAATTTGCGGATGCACTCGCCAAGTGCAAACTGTTGCTTCCTGCAATAGTCGGCGTTGTTACATCCATCAAAAACGTGGGCTTATCAATTATCGGAGGAATATACCCACGAAACGCTCTGGCGGTGACGCTGAACGAGTCATTGCTTGACAATGACAAGAGAGTGTTAAGAAAAACGACTGATACTGGTGCGTGTAAGAAGCGCATTGCTGCTTGATAATGTGGCACGGGGTAATCCATATGCAAGGCTACCAACCCATAGTAGTAATATTATGGCGGCGACCGTGAAAGCGAGTCGGTACGGTAATAAGGCTGAGATAGGAAAGTCCGCAGCAAAGCTCGTTGTAAAAGCAACGAGAATGTTCACAGAGCACAATGGTCGGTTGGTCTACGGATCAACATGGTGTGCTCGACTCCGGGGATGAGCGAACAATCCCTCATATTATCAACGGATAACCTGTTCGTTGTTCGCAGTAGGTCGGTACGCGCTGCCGTTGGGGATAGGCGCAAAAATGATTGAAAATTTCTTGGCTTCTGTTATAATATATCTAAGAAATATAGCAGAGGTGTGATTAATGGGAAAGGTCAAAGACTACCCGCCGTTAGACTTGTTAAAGCAAGCAACTGAGTTGTGTCCTAAAGCGTGGGACTTGCTGTCCGATATTCATTCACATAACGGACAAGGCGGTCTGCCGCGTTGGGATAGTGATTGCTATGTGCCTATAGCGGCGGCAAAGGCTGTTGTGGAGAGCGAGACTGACTTTAAGAACGAGTCGGACGTGTCTCGTGTTGGAGCTATACTCGCCGCTCTTGCACCGTGGAGACTCAGCAAAGAAGTATTTGTCCTTGACCCCGAGATGGAAGAGGTGCTATTCGCGCAAGAAGATTGTCTCGATATACCGAGCGAAGTTTTGTCGCACCTCCCCTATCAATGTTTCTATATACAGTTCAATAACCTTTACTTCGGCGACGATAAGGTTATCGGAACCTTTGTACATATGGAGTATGACACGGACACACAGGACAGGGAGTTACGCTTCTTGTGCCTAAATAAGAACAATATGCCGTATGCGTTTCCGATACATCTGAATCAAGAAAACCTTTATGATAATCTTGAATATACTCGTCAAGAGGGATATAAATATCTTTACGAGTCGGGGCAATACGACAAGGCTCAAAAGTTTATGTTGGATATGGATATTGCCGATACTCTTGTCTCGTTTATGAGCAAGATGTTACAGGTTGTCCTTTATATCTGCGCGTCAAATGCTGATATAGAAGAGAATCCTGAGCAGAAAGCAATAACCCGTAGATCGCCAAGCCGCATCAAGGATAAGTATGGCGAGATTCGCAAGTGGGATGTCGGAGTTCGTGTTGGTGCGTCTTTTAGGCAATACAAGCGAGTGCAGTATAAACAGTCTTCGGCGTCCACCGGAACCCATGCTTCTCCCCGTCCTCATATCAGACGCGGGCATTGGCATAATTTCTGGACTGGTTCTATGAAAGAACCATCTACTCGCAAGCTTATATTAAAATGGATATCACCTATTGCCGTTGGTGTTGACGACGATGAGAGCCCTGTGGTGGTTCATAAGATAGGCAAAGATAAAGATTAACAAAAAAGATAAGTGTATCTTCAAAATTTTTAGAGATTGTTTCAAAAAATGTAAAATTTTTTAAACTTATTGACTTAATTTGAAGACATCGATATAATAATAACTAAGGAGACGTTTGCTGTGAACAAACATCTCCCCAGTAGTGCATCCAGACGGTTGCTGTAGTATCAACTTTATAAGTGAGAATTTACATTCTCGAATTAGTAAGTCGTCTACTCGCTATAGACGGCTTACTTTTTCTTTATATGTTCGTATACATATATCGCGAACATAATTATTGTTGTAATAGAAGCTAATGCCCCTATCACATTAAAGAGTAAAGTTATACACATCACCTCCCTTGAGAAAAAAGATTTCCCCACGAGGTGGTATGCTTGCTGCACTCCGCTCCTCGCGGGATATCAGCAACCGTCTTTTTAACCGTGAAACCGTTAAACAATTACAACGGTGGATCCACTATCATCTATTATATTATTATCAAAATCAAAAGTCAATAAAAGGCATAATAAAACAGTGTCCTATTTTTTTTGTAGGGCACTGTTTTGCTATTTAATAATTCATTATCTCGTCTTCTGAAATACCAAGCTGCTCGCAAACGTCGTCGTATGACTGTTCGGTATATTCTGCTATAGTCTTTATAGCCGAATCAATTCTGTTAGCGCATGACTGAGCTATGGCGGGAACGGCTGTGCGTCCAAGCAGATAATCCATAGAAACATTAAAATATCCAGCTATCGCGAGCAAGTCACTTATTGGTGGGACTGTGTTATTATTTTTAGCTTTGGTTACTATGCGGTAATTATCAAGGTTCATGGTTTTAAAGAATATCTCACAGCCCTCCTCACTTTGATACTTATATGGTAGAACAGACATTATTCTGTCGCCTATTATTTGAGTATCGAGTTTATTTTGAGCGTCTTGAATATTTTTCATAATAAGCCTCACTTTTTGAAATTTATTTATTTAGAATGAAAGGAACCCCAAAAAATGATTAGTAGAGAAAATTTAATACACGGAGCTCGTCGTATAGCTATTGGCATTAGGGACGCCGCAATAATGGGCGCGAAGGAAGCGAAAGAGTACAAAAAAGTCCTTAAATATTCAAAAGAAGATATACGAGATGGTATATCTCAAATAATTGCTTCTCCCATTAGTTCAGGCAATCTCTTAAGTGCTTTATGCAGCCGTGATGACGTCGAGCAGCTTTACTTCGATTTCACGGACGAGGGAACCAAGATAACCTTCCTCATAAAGCATTGAATGAAAGGAATGTAAGAAATGACCCCTTCTCGCTACGATAAGATATGCCTATCCTTCGCCGCATCAACATTAGTGGTGCTGCTGGTGGTCTTCTTAATAGCCGCAACGGTGAAGATTACCGGTGCTACACCTATGGGAATATACTCTATAATAGTCTTTGCTGTATTCGGCGGCTCTCTTCTTGTGGAGATAATAAGATATCCTCTCGGGAAGAGCAACCGAGTGCGAATCAGTGCAAAGGCAATATTGCTCATAGACATAATAATTAGCTGGTTTGCAGCAGTTGTTATAGGCTAATCATCACTTAGAATAAAAGGAGTTTAAATATGATTAATAAAAAGCTGTTTCAGAAGGACTTTGTTGGTTGAAGTGTGTACCGCCCATTTTTGCGGAAGGTATCAAGCCGCATATAATATGGGCGTTCAAGTGTATCAAATTAGGGACGCTTTCTGTTGCCCTATGCTAATTACCAAGTACACCCGCAATCTTTGCACTTAAAGCTCTTGTTTATCTTATTAGAAAAGATGCCGAAGAACCCCACAGATACTGCACGGTCAACGACGTCGAGTTTTTTGATGTTAGTTGACCCACAGGTAGGACAGTGGGGAAGGTCTTCATTTCTGAGCTTCTCCATAAGCTGTCTGTTCTGCTCCTTAAACTCGGGCGTTTGTTGTATTTTCTTTATTTCGTCATCCTCCATATAGGCGGTCTTTATAGACAGCTCCTCGTTATAGAGTGGATTTTTGTCTATGTCTAACACCATTAACTTTGTTAGATGAAGGGACTCAGTTGCGGGTTTATCCATTATAGGATTGTTGCTAATTATCATATCATCTTCAAACTTAAGCCACTCCGTCATAAACATATCTGACGTATACCATTCTGGGAACTTTATAAGTCCGCTATCAAACCCACAAAATCTACAACTATTGACGCGAAAATCCTTAATATCATCCGCATTATTATCTCTGAGAATGTGTCCACATTGTGGGCAGTATGCCAACATTTGACCCATCGATATCAGTCTCCTTTTTATTATATATTGAGTAAATCCCCTACTTGATATATGATTAACGATATTCACTACCAGTGGAGCTGGTAACAAACTTGGTGATTTGTCCATATTTGGCACATCGTTCAGCGAGATAAAAAAGACTTACGACTCTTTTTCTGTCCTAAATCGTTCAACTGCACTTAGGGTTGGCAAAGATTTCGCATCTGGCTTCAAAGTCGCGAAGGCTAAAGTAAAGGACTTCGGAGATGCTGCCGTAAAGACGATGAAGCAAGTCCGTGAGTCGTCGAAGAAGAGCAGCGAATCGGCGTTAGCGGCAATTCTTGATTCTATAGATGAAGATTCCGACTCAGGAAAAAGGAATAAAGGCTTTATTAGCAAGTGGAGCAAAGCCAGTTCAGACGACCGTATTAAACTCTTAGAAACCGCCGACAAATCCATGAAGGACTATCTTAAAACGGTTGATGAGAGTGGACCCACATGGGAAGGCTTCGTAAAACACCAGAAGAACGCCGCCGCCCAAATAGAGGCTACCGGTGTTAAGTCAAAACTCGCCGCTGTCGGTCTTAATATTTTCAAAGCCGCCGCGGGTATGCTTGTTGCCGCTATCGCTCAATTTGCGATACAGAAGTTAATTGAGGGATTTGATTATCTTATCCATATGCAGGATAAGCTTAATGAAAAGGCTAAAGATGCGCGTGAGAAGTATAAGGCTACTACGGATGAGCTTGAATCTCAGGAAGAAGCGCTCAAGAGCGTCCAGACTCGTCTTGCAGAATTAAGCGCGATAGGGGCTCCATCGTTGGCAGATAAAACCGAAACCGAGGAGTTAAAAAAGCAAAATGACGCCTTGCAACTCCAAATTGAGTATTATAAGCAAAAGCAAGAGATTGAGAAAGACGAGGCTCTTAAGGCAGAAGAGAAAGCTTGGAATGTATTTAAGGGCAACGGCTCTGAGGCTGGCGGGGTTGAAGGCTGGTGGACAAATGTCAAACGAGAGTATGTAAGCAAACAGACTCGGGAACAGAATGAGTACCGAGAAAGTATAGGCGCTGAAAAAATTGATGTTCCAACCAGTAAATACGAAGAGATTATACAGAAAAAAGAAAAACTGATTGAGAGGCAAAAAGAGCTTGACGAGCTTTATAGCAAAGGTTATAGTGTCGAGAAAATTACTGAAGAAAAAACTCGTCTCGAAAGCGAAATTAGCGACCTAAAGGCTGAAATCAATGAAGGCATAAATCCATATTTAAATAGTGAGCTTCCTGAAGCTCACAAGTTCGTCGAAGAAATGCAATTCGCTCTTCTTGATGCAGACCAAAAGGCGGAAGTGCTTCATACAAGGCTTGCAAGTCTCTCTGTCAGCGACGGCGCGGTATCGGAGCTTGAGAGAGTTGCTCGCTATGTAGATGACGACAAGAATTCTAAAAGTATAAAAGACTTCGAAATAGCTTTGCATAAAGCTATTCCAGATGAAAAAGAGTACGACGCTTTTGTCAAATTTGCTGGCGGTATAGATGTCGTTGCTGCAAGCTTTAGTAGCTCTACGGCGGCTACTGATGAATACGCTAAAACCGTTAGTGAGATGCAAGACCTCGCAGACCTTAGTAAAATTTTCGGTAACTGGGAGGACGCCTCCGACGAAGCAAAAGAGTCCATAGATAAGCTTTTATCTCTCACTGGCGACGAGTTCCGCGCTCAGTTTGAGGAGAAATTTGGCGGTCTTTCGGATGAAGTACAGGACTTCCTGTCTTCGGTTTTCCAGATTGATGGTATAGACTCTTCTCAAATTTTTGAGTTCTTTGGTTCAATTGGCGAGATAGCTCAAGAGTTCGTTAATGAAAGCGAGAGGGTTTCGGAAAGCTACTCAGAAGCAGCTGATAACTTGTCAACCGCTTTTGGTAAAAGTTTGGACGGCGTGTCGGGCAACATAGACTCAGCTAAAGAGTTGTCTACCGCCATGACTGCGGTTAAAGCCACTTACGATGATCTAACTGCGGCTATGGAAGAGCAAAACAATACGGGCGAAATATCGCTACAAACATATCTGTCTCTTATTGAAAAGAACTCTAAATATGCAGAAGTTTTGGAAATTGATGAGACTGGCGCGATACACTTAGCTACTGATGCTCGCAAAAAAATGGTTATGACACAAATCCAAGCCATTCAAACGAGTATTCAAGAAGAGATAAATTTAAAGCAAAGCCAGTTAGCGATGTACAAATTCAGAGGCACATTAGCGGTTTTGTCTCAGGCTATATTCGATGACGCGATAAAACCGAGCATTAAATTTGCCGCCGTACTTAATGTCCTTAAGCAAGCTCTCGCTCAAATAAAAGCCGGTAAGTTCACTACTATGAACTTCTCTAATATGTTTGAGTCAGAGGTCAACAAAATGTTGGCACAGGCTGGCAAGAGCTCTTCCGATTATAATAACAAATACGCTGATAACGTAAAGAATCTTCAGTCGGAGATAAGTCAGCTCGAAAAATACAAGGCAAATGTCGGACGCATTCAAAACGTCGGCGATTTTGACACCTACTACAGCGGCGGGTCTTCTAAATCTAAGTCCTCGTCTTCTTCATCTTCGTCATCTTCTTCCTCGTCTAATGACCCACGCCTTAAAGCGTGGAACGAGATGTTGGCTGTTAAGAAGCACCAGCTCGAAATGGATCAGATTACCGAAGAGCAATACTACGCTTGGCTTGAAGCTAACTACAAGAAGCAACTTAATAACCAAAAGAAGTATGCTGAAGAGTGGCGTAAGTACGAAGAGGAAATCTACAAGTGGAAGAAGCAGAAACGTCTCGACGACTGGAATGAAGCTGTTGACCTCAAGAAGCATGAGCTTGAAATGGGTAAAATCGATGAGGGCGAGTATTACGCATGGCTCGCGGCGAACTACAAGAAATACCTCAACGATAAGACCAAGTACGCCGAAGAGTGGCGTGAAAATGAAGAGGCTATCCACAAGTTTGAGGAACAACAGGCTAAGGACTCACAGGACGCCCTTGAAGATCTTATCGACCTTCGCATTGATATGCTCAAGCAGGAGAAGAACAACGAGAAAGATGTTCTCAAAGAGCGTCAAGATAATGTAAAAGATTTCTACGACAAACAGCGCGACCTCCTCAAGGAACACTACGACCAGATAGACAAAGAGGAAGAGCGCCGCGAGAAGCGTAAGAAGGTTACAGATATACAGGCGGAATTGCTTGAACTCGAAGCAGACGACTCCGTTGAAGCGCAAAAGCGACGTCTCGAACTTGAAGAGAGTCTCTCCGACGCTAAGAAAGACTTAAACGACTTTGAGCGCGATGAGGAACTCGACAAGGCTGAAAAGATGTACGACGACCTCGAAGAGATGCAGACGCAGTATTACGAGAAGCAAATAGAAGCTATCGAGGACTACCTTGACAACGCCTATGAGCTTCGTCGGCAAGCCATCGAAGACTTGCAGAACGGTAATGCTCAACTGTATCAGGAGATGATTGAGTACAATCGGTCTTACGGATCGACCATCGATGCGGATGTCACTGCCAAGTGGGAAGCCGCATACGAGGCTCTTAACCGTTACAATAGTCTACTTGACGACAACTACGGCATGAAGCTCGACAATATGACGGGCTACAACAAGGGTAAGTATGAAACCGCCGCCGAGCGTGAAGCTCGCGAGAGGGCAACCCAGAGAACGAGTGCAAAAGATGCGGCGCAAACCATCGCTAAAAATGCGGGCAAGTCCAGCGGTTCTTCTAATACAAGTCGGAAGTCTGGACCCAACCGTGGCGATAAGGTGACTATCAAGAAGTCGGCAACGCACTTCTCTTCTCAAAGCGGAAACGCAAAAATGGCATCTCATGTCCCCGGAGGCAAGTATACCGTTTATCAGGTTAAGGGCAACCAAGTCCTCATAGGCGTTAACGGCGCGTATACCGGTTGGGTGTGGAAGTCTGATATTCAGGGTTATGCCACGGGTACTCCCTATGCCAAAGGCGGTATAGCCAACATTGACGAAAAGGGTCTTGAGCTTATACTCGGCTCCCCCGACAAGGGACGCTACAAGTTCCTCAATGACGGCGACAAGGTGTTCAACGCCAAGGCAAGTGAGTTTCTTTACAAGTGGGCTAATCAGCCCGGTGAGGTGCTCGGCTCAATGATTAAGTCTCTGTCTGCTGCGTCATCCGTGTCTATAGCGTCTCCGTGTAATATTACAGTCGGCGACGTTGTTATTAATGGATCGGCTGACGAGAAGACGGTTGGCGAGCTGCGTAGAGCTCACAAGCAAATCGTTACAGATATTCTTAATGAGTTTAAGAAAATGAAAAAATAACCTTAGAAAAGGTATGTAAATGCAAGTTGGTTATTGTAGTTTTTGAGTTTTGTCTCGTAGGCGCTTACCGTGCTTTCTAATGTCGAGAATGAACAATCGGGAGATAATGCAAAATTGTAGTAGTTAAACGCTTCGGAGTAATACAGTTGCAGTGTTTTTCTCTCCGTATAATCGTCATAGTCTTTTGTCATTGATGAAATGTTTTTCTGGGCGGATTTCAGCGCATCGTCTATATCGTCAAACCAACCATTGGCTTTATAAACTTCTATCGTGGTTCTGACGGGGCCACTGTTTATTTGGAGAATCATATATCTATTATTGTCATCTCCGGGTTCGCGCTCCAACCATATAAGCACATTATCTATGGCGTTGGTAACATCATCTGGATCTAATCCAGTTGCGGCGCAAAAACGCGGCAGACACTCTTCATAACTATCGTACTTATCCGACTCATATAGTCCCCAGTACCATGCATCATATATTGTGTCGGTTATTTTTGAAGTTGTTTGCCAAGCTGCATTTATGTCGAGAAATGCACTATTCCCGGCGCTAAACTGTCTATCCCTTTCCTTGTCGCTGGTAGTATTGTTTGCTTTTCCACCGACAGCGGACGAGTTTTGTTTTACAGTCTTGTCTTGGGCAGAGGGCTTCTGCACCGTCTCTTTATTTTTGGGTGTTGTCGCCGGGGGTGAGTCTTTGTTGACTCCTCCTTGTTCAGATACCGACACGCCGTCTGCGCTTGCGTTTGTGGTTTCCGCCTGTCCGTCTTTGGGGGCGGAGCAAGCCGAGAGCGCTAAAACTAAGACAATGCTTAAAAGAGTTAATATGCACCTTTTCATTGATATTCCTCCATATTGAACACTGCAAATGTAATAATAGAAATAATTCTCTATAAGCCGATTATAGCACAAAGTAAAATATTGTCAACGCCCCTTTAAAAATTTTTTGAGGGGCGTTGGCTATGTTGGAAGGAGTAAGAATGGATTTAAAAAAATGTCAGAGAGCGTTCGTTGACCTTAGCAAAACATAATCGGAGAAATTTGGTAAACCAAGCCCGAGCTTTTAGTTGCAAAGCAACTATCCTTTATGATATAATAATCACGAAAGGGGTGTTGTAATGGAAAGAGCTATAGATGTAGCACAGTATATCTATGAAGAATACAAAAGAGTTGCCCACGAAACCATCGATAACCTTAAATTACAAAAGCTCCTGTATTTTGCACAGAGGGAATCCATAGCTATCATTAACGCCCCGTTATTTAACGACACGCTTGAGGGGTGGCGTTATGGCCCTGTGTGTAGGGATGTTTGGGGTGCGTTTTCTCCCTGCGGCGTGTCCGGCGGAAACAGTGATATATCGCACGAAGCAAAGTATATTATTAACAACATCGTTCAGGAGTACGGCGCGTTAGAGTCTTGGAAACTAAGCGAGTTGTCCCATAACGAAACTTCTTGGAAAAATGCCCGCCGTGGGCTTGAGGGTGTTGAAAACGGCGACGCTCCATTAAAACTTTCCGATATACGAGAGGACGCCCGAAAGGTTCGTCCATACGACCACATATGGGATATGTACTACGATGAATTTGAGGATGCGTAAGAATAATGATTGGGTGGATTTGCTCTTCTACAACTCCATATTATGATATAAGAAACGGCTGTAACGCCTTTAAGCAAAGACCCGTTTTGATTATTGGCGGATTACTTAACAACGACTATACAGTCCTGCCGATATCTACGGTGTCTAAACGAGAAAATTTGCACCCGCTTTATGACATAGAGATAAATCCACTGTATTATCCAAGATTAAATTTAAACAAGGTGTCATTCGTGCGCGTTCACAAACAAACCACCGTGCATAGATCATCTGTTATATATCAAATTAGCGATTTGAGAAATGAATATCCCAACCTTTATTGGAATATCTTAGAAATGCTTTCGAGGTATAATAAAGCGTTAGAGGATAACGCAAAATAATAAATAAAACAATAAAACCACACGCAAAAGAAGTAAACTGCGTGTGGTTTTTACTATTTAGAAAGGGGCGAGTCAATATTTATCTGTTAGGAAATAGGTTCATTTATGACGGAGTTAACTCGTCGCGTTATAATCTTTCAATTCTGCGAATTGATACAGACGGGCTTACTTCGGCGGAGGGTTCTGTGGAATACTCGTCGTCGTTCTTTCCTGCGCAGAATAAAAGATATATTACAGGAGTCTCCCGCGAGAGCGCTCCGCTTGAGTTCGAGGTCGAGATAATCGGCGAAGAGGGGTATTGCTCTGTACATGAGCGAGCTATAAAGAATTGGCTCTTCAACTCCCCTACCTTCAAAGAGCTCTATATAGACCCCGAGGACGATAAAGAAGCCGAGTATGTGAGCGGTACAATAAAAAGACAATATCTTGAGTGCGTATTCTGTAACCCTGAGAAAATTGAATACGCCGAGGGTACTGTCGGCTGGCGTTGTACTTGTATGTGCTCATCCACAATGGCTATACAGGAAAAAGTGGAGGTCACAGCCACCTCTTTTAGCTCGGATATAACGCTTAATGTTGATACGGACATACAGGATTACGTCTATCCGTATCTTGTTATTACCTGCGGCAACACAAAAGCGGATGTGACTATAACGAACAAAAGCGATAACAACCGTGCTATGCAGATTAAAGATGCGACGGCAAAGGCTGTGTTGTACGCCGATTGTGCTATAGGAACGATTGTGAACGACGCCAATGCCGAGTATTACAACAAGCTTGTCAATCAGCATTTCTTGAGGCTTGTTCCGGGCGAGAATATCATCTCTGTTACCGGCGGTGTGTCGTCGGTAAAGTTTACTTGGAATAATGCGAGGTGGATGACGTGATAGCAAGGTTTGACAAATTCAAACGCTTCGAGACTCCCCTGCTCACGGTGTGCAACCCCGGCAGTTATGTGACTTCAGATAATTTACTCACCAATTCGGTGTGCGCGTTGCCGTATGCCAAAGATATAGATGCTACCCTCAATTTTGGCTCTCTCTCTGAGTTAGCCTTTACTCTTCCGCTTATCGACGAAAAGGTGCGTAATACCTATAGTGACCTCGAAACGGGAAGATATATATACGCCTCGGATATTGGATATTTCATAATAGATAGTGTTGAAGACTCGTTCTCCCAAGAGGGACGAGTAAAAGAGATATCCTGTGTGTCCGTTGAGCGTGAGCTTGAGGAGCTTGAAGCGCCGTTCTACAAGGCTGGTGTCTATCCGCTGATATCTAATGATACCAAAGACGGAGTGTTAACCCTTGCCATAGCTAAGTGCTCATCGTGGTCTCTCGACCATATAGACGACAAGGTTAAAGCTCGCAGTAGATATTTTGAGATCGCAGAGTCTACGAGCATATACGAGTTCTTTATGAACGACTTGCAGGACAAGTTCGATTGTGTGTTCTGCTATGACATAATTAACCGCAAGATATCTGTATATGATAGAGCTGCCTACGCCGACCAACACCTTACAAGTATTCATCTTGCAAGGAACAATATTATTGAGGGGCTTGATATTTCGCAGGACTACGACGACCTCTACACGGCGTTAAGTGTTACCGGCGACGAGAATATGAGTATTCGCCGAGTTAACCCTATCGGTACAACCGTTATTTACGACTTCACATACCATAAACATTGGATGTCTCCTGAGTTACAGGACGCGATTACGCGCTGGGAAGCAAAAATTGCCTCTGTGGAAGAAAGTTATGTAGCCCTCAACAGAGAGTATTACAACCAGTATCTCGCTATGAGCGAAACGCAGATGGATATAGACAAGCTGAATACTCAGATTGATATCTATTACACCTGTCGTGATTGTATTCTTTCCGGCACGATAAGTTCAAAGAAGACATCGCTGCTTAGCCAGCTCAAAAAGAGTGGCGCGGTTGGCGACGACGCGACTACGGATGCTGTGCCCGTCGCTCTCGCAACTGTTAATGCCAAAATCGCAGAATTATCTATAACTAAGGCGCAGAAGCAGGCGCTATATAATTCTCAAAAATCACAAGCAGACGCAACTAAAGCTCAGATAGATGCCATTCAGGCGGCGTGTAGCTTGTCTACAACCGCAAGAGACGTCAACGGCAAAGTCATATTTACGGACGAGCTTCTTCGCGAGTTGTCTGCCTATATAAAGCAAGCCGACTACACCGACGACAATATCACTAAGACGGATATTATGTCTCAGGATGAAATATTTGACTGGTGTGTTGAGCTTATGAAACGAGCCAAAACTCAGCTTTCTAAAATTTCAACACCCAACAGAAAGTTTGAAGTCACAACTCGTTCGTTTATTTTCTCACAGCAATTTGCCTCATTTACTTCGCAACTTGAGAGCGGCTGTATAGTGACCGCAGAGGTAGACGACGACCAATTTGAGCAACTGCACTTGCTCACTATAGACATAGATTTTGAGTCCAAAACCATATCTCTAACCTTTGGTAACAAATACAATCAGTATGACCCGAGGTCGTTGTTTGATGATGTATTCGGCGATGTATCAAAGTCAAAGGCTACCTTGCAGTATGTCACAGGTATAGTCGAAGATATGTCTAAGCAGGTTAGCGATGCTTCCAAGTGGATCGACGAGGCTCTGATACTTACAAAAGACAAAGCTCTCTCGGCTAAAAATCAAGAAGTTATCATGGACGACGGCGGATATCTCGGTCGCTTGCGTAAAACACAAAAGGACGCGCAGGGTATGGATGCTCTCGACGCCGACGGCAACCCTATCTTTCTTACGGATTCACAGGGTAATCCTATATATGACGGCGAACAGCTCCGCATTGTTAACAATTGCATAGTCTTTACTGACGATGGGTGGGAGACGGCTAAAACAGCTGTCGGCAAACTGTATCTCGGGAAAGATAAAAGCGGCAATGATGTTTACAAGTACGGCGTAGCCGGAGATGTCATTATAGGTAAGATTATAGCCGGTAACAACCTTATTATAGCTGGTGGTTCTGAAGAAAACGGAGACTACAGCGTAACTATAGATGATAAAGGACTTGCGATTAACAACGGCGATATTCTTATTAAAGACCCGAACGGCAAGAAAGTATTCGGCGTGGAAGACGGGCAGATGTATTTGGATGGCAGTATTGTAGCTACTGGCAGTTTGTCTATAGACTCTATTGCGGTCGGCGACTACACAAACTATGTCAACCTCAGCGAAGAAACTGCTGATGTGTACGGATTCAAATCCGCCGCCGAGTATGCCGCTGAAGCAGCTCACAAGCCGTATATAAATGAGCGTTGGCTTACCCCTATCTCCTACCCTACCGCTTCGCCGTACTTCATTTATATCAGTAAATCATATCCGTGTAAGATTGGCGACTCATTCAGAATTACAGGTAACGTGTATAGCCGAGCGTATCACAATAATTCGTTGGATGTTAAGATTGCTCTTGTTGTTACCGTGCGTAACGCCCAAGGCGTAGAGAGCAAGAAAAACATATATTCTGATAAAGTGCCGCTTTCAAGCGGTGGCTATACGACGCTCAATAGCACAGTTACTATTGACACTAAAAGCCTTGAAAGCACCGCACTTACTCCGGTTAATTTCTCTATTGCTATAGCTACATTTGTCAAAGACACTTCTACTAAGACTAATGTTACTGCGGGTTGGTACGCAGTTAACAACCTTGAGGTTCGTAGAGCTTCTGCGGGTGAAATAACTGCGGGTCTGCTTAAATCAAAAGACGGCGAGACTTATATTAACCTTGATACCGGTGACGCGCAGCTCACGGGTACGGTTAGAGTTAAGGGCGCTAACTACGACGTGTGGCTGAAGAGTGAAACGGTAGATGGAGAAACAGAGGTTGGTCTTTATTTAACCAAGACAGATGGTTCAGATACTAATGGCAGAGTTGTCCTTTATGAAGATACCTCCGGAGATACTTGCGTAGCTATAGCCGGGGAAACAATAGTAATCGGCGCAACAAGCAGCGATAGCAATTATGCGAATAATCTATTATTACAGAGCACGGGTTATTTAAGTATGTCTGCAATTAACGATATTCAAATTCTTAGCAACGGTTTTGGAGTAACCACTAATGGTAAAACTACCATGAAGGGTGGCAATATCAAGATACACGGCGGAACGGGATTCAATTTAACTGTTCCCTCTTACTATTCAGATCAACCTACAACCGTGCGTCTAACAAACTATATCAGAAAAGCGGTTGGACCCTTGAATGATGGGTGGGAGATTCAGCCATATATCACCACCGGAAGCTTAGCGGCGACATATGGTATTACTATCGGCGGCATTAATTACACCGGAGATTACACCGAACTTTGGACGAGTTCCGGGGCGTTTATGAGCAGGACACAAACAGCCTCTTGGGAAAATAAGAATGTCTCAGATATGCCTAATGGGATTGTTCTTGTGTGGAGCGCATATACCGACAACGGTACAGAAGATTATTGTTGGAATTACACTTTTGTCCCAAAGGAACATGTTGCTAATCGAAACGGTGGTGGCGTATCAGCGTTTCTTGCTGGAAGCGCATCTTTTACATACGCAGCATTTAAGTATGTAAAGGTTTATGATAATAAGGTTGAAGGAAGCGACCTAAATACTACCGATGCTACTATCGGTGGCATACAATCTAAACCCAAAAAGTTCGTCCTCCGCAAGATTATCGGTATCTAATCAATGTGAATAAAAGGAGTTTATATAAATGACAATAGAAAACGCTCACAGAGCCCGTGCGGCTCTTAATAAAATAAGTCATAGTGCTATGCCCGCCAAAACGGCATACAAAATCTCAAAGCTGTCTAACTTCCTGAAGGACGACGCGAATTTTTACACAGAGCGTCTCTCTCAGATAATTGAACAGTACGGAGAAAAAGACGAAAATGGCGAACCCGTCATAAGTGGTAACGGCTACAAAATCCAAGAAAATAAGACGGATGAGTGTGCCGCTGCTATTAAAGAGCTTAGTGGGATAGAGGCTACTACGCCCGATACAAAGATTTATTTGTCGGAGCTTGATAACGTTGAGCTCTCCCCCGACGACATAGCCGCGATCTATGACTTTATTGAAGAGGATTGATGCTATTTGCGTGAAATCTACATAAACGCCGAATATCCCAACACGCAAGAAGTGGTGTGGGGGTACGATGGCGAAAACAATAGTGCAGACCTAAAAATAAAACTCCCCGATTTTATGGTCGGGGAGAAGTTCAATTACACGGTTCATTTTAAAGACGCCTTCAACAAAGAGTCATCTGTTGGTGCGACGGCAACCGACGGTGTGTGTTCTGTGTTGCTTACAAAAAGTTTAGCTGTTGGCGGACGACTGAAAGTACAGGTCGTCGGAGTTAGCCCTAAGACGGCGACGACGGGTGTGTATAAAGTAAAAGCCCCTAAGTCAGCAGAGAAAATCAGACTTGTAATAAGCTCGCAAACTATCACTTTGCCGAAAAATGATTCAAGGGTTCTATCTGTTGATGAGTTTGAAAATTATGATATATGGACGCTCAAATTTAAGATTAATGACGGAGCATATGTCGTAGAAGCTAAGTACGGGGTGGAGTGGGTTGCAGCTGATAGCGTTCTACTCGTTGCAAATGAACAAGTAGTCAAGACGCCCGTCTTGATTTTAATAATTAAAAGTAAGGATGGTGACTTAATCTGAGAGAAGTATATATAGATTTACAGCGTCCTGTTAAAGTAAACATAGGATATATTGGCGAGCATAAAGCCACCAAGCTTATAATCGCTTTATCGCCCGACCTCAAAGACGCAACCTCTTACAAGATAGAGTTTAGTACCTGCGGAAAGGTAATCGCGTCGAACACAGTAACTGCAAGTAACGGCGTAATTAACTATGCCATTCCGCAGGACATCACACTAATGCCTATAATAGAGTCTGTTATGGGTATTCAGGTTATAGGAAACAACGGAGAGAACATTATTAAATCCCCAATAGTAGAGGCTTATATTGGAAGTAGCTTGCTGGACTCGACTGAGGTAGCTTCTAATGCCCCCACAGATATCTCGACAAAAGTTGAACAACTGATGGCGGCTAAACACAGCCACAGCAATAAGGCTGTCTTGGATAAGTTTGCTGAAACCAATGGCAAACCAACCTATGACGGCAAGGCTTTAGGCGGTGGCGGAGCGTCAACCGCCGAAGGTGTTAGTTATACCAACACGCAATTGCCGAATATCTCAAATGTTAAGACGGCACTTGACGCACTTGTCCCAAAATCCCACAACCACGCCAACAAAGACACACTTGACCTGCTTTCCGCCGCCGACGGCAAGCTAAAGTACAACGGCTCCGATGTTGGACTCAAAGGTGCGGACGGCGAAGACGGCAAAACGCCTGTCAAGGGCACTGATTATTGGACGGCGGCAGATAAAGCGGAGATAGTCGCGGATGCGCTTGCCGCCCTACCGAAGTGGACAGGAGGTAGTTATTAATGGCTTTTGATAAAGTAGTTGACTCCGCCGCGCTTGATGCCGCAATGACCTACACAGCCGGTCGCATTCGTGCCAAGACAGGCGGCACGGACCAAATAGCATGGGACTCAGCCAAAGGCTTTGGTGATGCGGTTGACGCTATAACAGGCGGCTCTTCCGCGCCCGAATCTGACCCACGCGAGGTTTATGGCGGAACACGCCCCGCCGAGTGGCTAAGGTTGCCGGATTACGACAAGGTCGAACCAAATACTATGTATTTGCTCGTCGAGCTAAAAAAAAATTATCCTAACAAGGGAAATTTCACGTTTCGCGCTACCTCTGCAACCGTGGATGAGGGAATCATGGTTAATGGTGCTTTTGTTTCAAAGGCAAGCAGGACAATCGCGGGGAATGGTATTAATAATGACGCAACCATTACGCTTGACTACGATTTTAATGGGTTTGATTGGGCGAAGTCGCTGCCGAACGAAAAAAAACAAATAGTCGTCAGAATCACTCTTACAACGCCTTACCGCAACATCAAGTTTAACAACACCTACAGCTATTATTGCCCGACGATAATCCGAGATGTGATATATAATGTAAGCACCAGCGACTTTTACACCGCTGACTCATATTTTTACGGCATTAAATACATCTATTTGATAGAAGGCTTTCCTGCTCTCAACAGAGCATATGGTCTCGAGGGGTTGGGCGTGTCGCCCACCAACAGCAACGCAGGAACGGGGTACGGCAAACTTGACATTGCTCCGGAGCTTAGGCGTTTAACGGGCTGTCCAAAGGTTAAAAAGATAGTCGCGTCTGATTTGCTTGAAGAGTTAGTTGTTGATATATCGGAGTTCACAGCTAACGGAATCGACGTCAGCTTAAGGTCGCTCCGCAAAGTCGTTTTTAGCGGAACGGAAAATATGACCGCGTTTCCCGGTAATATCAACTTTAGCAAAACAAATCTTTCCGTTGCGGCGGTTACAGAAATGTTTAATTCTCTGCCTGATATTTCGGGAGGCACTGCGAGAACTATAAAACTCGCGATAACGCCCGCGACGGCGGTCGGCATACCCGATGAGACTCTTGCAATAGCAACAAATAAGGGATGGACGGTGGTGACGGCATGACAATTAACGGTAATATACTCACGGCAGACGACGGTAAGGCACTGCAAAAAGGCGATGTTATCGCTGTAACCGTCCATCTCGGGGTCAACGACAACGCAGGCAACTGGACGGAGATTGACGCGCCGGGCGAAGAGATCTCCGACTCCGAGGCACTTGAAATAATCACAGGAGGTGCAACATGACGCGAGCAGAAGCAAAGGCTTATCGCGACAAGATAGACGGCGTTTTGACAAAGGTCACGACGGACGCGGAAGCTTTGGAGTATGCCGAGCTTTATCCGCTGTGGAGCGGGTATGTCGATTATACCGTCGGCAGTATAGTCCGCAGACCGAGCGGGCTCTATCGCTGCTACAATGCCATAACGGCAAATCCGACATGGTTGCCGGAAAATACGGCTGCACACTGGGAGCCTATCACGGTCGGCGAGGACGGCACGATTGATAATCCTATTACAGCGGCGGCTGGCATGAGGTATTTCAAGGACAAGTACTATCTCGACGGTGGCAAAATTTACAAGTGTATACGCGATGACAGCAACGGTCAAGGTACTATCTTGCAGTATCTGCCGTCGCAGCTCGTCGGAATATATTTTGAGGAATTGAGCTAATGCGAGAAGTAATAATTGATTTATGGAGAAGCTCCCGCTTTAATATGGGTTATGTCGGAGAAAATGAGGCAACTAAGCTTATTTTTCAACTCACACCAGATTTACAAGGCGCGGACTTTTATTCTATAGATTTTCTTGTGGGCGACACTGTAAAAAGTGTTAGCGATATTAAAGTAGATGACGAGTTTTTATCATATATCGTTCCTTCTATTTTAACAAAGAAAGACGGCGAGATAGCCATACAGGTTTTAGCGGGGAGCGATAAATTTATTGTTAAATCACCTATTGTCTACGGGAAGATATTCGCGCCTAAAGATAAATAATTTTGAGACGGCATAGAAAGAGAGGATTAAACATGAACATAGCTATGTCTATCGGACACGGTAAAAATGAAAGGGGCGGCTACGACAGCGGAGCGTGTAGTGGCGGTTTTCAAGAATTTAAGATTGGTCGAGAAATCGGTAAGTACGCGGCGGCAGCTCTTCGTGAGTACGGCTGTAATGTAACGCTGATAAATTACGACGCAGACAAGAGTCTTTATAGTCGTATCAAGACTATAAACGCTGGCAAGTATGACCTTGCTATGGAGATACATCTTAACGCCGCACACGGCACGGGCTCTGAGGTTTACTATAAAGTAGGTAACAACGCCGGTAAGACAATAGCCGGTGCGATTAGTAAGAGTATTGCTACAAAGTTCGGCATCCCGAATCGTGGCGCAAAAGTTAAAGTACAAAATAATACAAACTACTTTGGTTTCGTTAGAGAGGTCAAATGTCAGAGCCTCCTCGTCGAGACCGTTTTTATTGATACAACCTCTGATCGTAAACACGTCGAGAACGCATCTGGACAGAAACAGTGTGGTATTGCAATAGCCGACGCGGTTGCTTCTGTATATAAACTTAAGAAGAGAACAGCGAGTGCGCCAGCTGTTACGCCGACAACGCCATCCACCCCTACCCAGCCCGCTTCTGCCATAAAGGCGGGAGATGTCGTTAAGATTGCGGGCAAGAAGTATGCTACAGGACAGAGTATTCCTGTATGGGTTAAGCTCCGTAAACACACAGTTAAGTCTGTGAGTGGAAACAAAGTTTTGCTTAAGGAGATTAACTCATGGGTGTACGCGGCAGACCTTTCGTTGGTTAAGAGTGCGTCAAAAAAAATAGGCGTAGGCTCCACAGTAACAATTAAGACTGGGGCAGTTTACGGCGGACTCTCTAATACGAGAGGTAAGGCTGTGCCTAAAGCTCAGCTCGCGCCCACAAAACACAAGGTCTCAAAAATTCAAACAAACAGTGGCGTGAAGGAGGCTCTGCTTTCGGATATCATGTCATGGGTTGCCGTTAAATATCTTAAGGAGGTATCGTAATGGCAATCAGTATGGACGCCTTAGAGACAGAGATAAAGAACCTTAAAAGGCGCGTCGAGGTGCTTGAAAAAGAGTACACCACTCTTGATAAAGAGGTTGACGATATAGATAAAACTCAGAGCGTTGTTACTTCTAAGCTTAACACGGTTATTGAAAACCTCGGAAAGCTTCAGCAAGCAATAGACGATTTAAAATACCGCCCCAGCAAGCGTTGGGAGACCATTGTGTCTGCTCTTATCGGTGCTGCTGTGACAGCCTTTATCGCATTTATATTCGGGAGGTAAGATCATGCAGAAATTCAAAGACATTATTGAGAATCTTAGTAATGTGTCGGTTGGTACTTGGGTTCGCCTTATTCTTATGGTAGGCTCTCTTGTCAACCTCACACTCGGCGCATTTGGCGTTGCGGGTATCAGTTTTGATGAGAATCAGCTGTACGCAATAGTCAGTGTCGTGCTCGCCATCGTAACTGGCGTCGTCAGCTACTGGAAGAATAACAGCTTCACTGCGGCAGCTCAGGCGGCGGACGAGTTTCTTCATGCTCAGGGCAATGCTAAAGAACAGAGTGAAGTAAAGCCCGACGAAGACGCAAACGAGAACGAAGAAGGCTAAGTAAAAAAAAGCGGGTAGGGAGAAATCCCTACCCGCTTTTTTTTACCTAAATTATCTCATAAAATAAGGTTTTAGTTCTTCGTCTAACTTTTGAGGGGTTATGCCGGCAATCTTAGCAATGTGAGTCTTCGACCCAATCTCTCTTGTGCGGAAGTCGCCCTCTTCAGTGTTAAGCCACTTATAAGCTTCTTCCAAGCTGTCAAACTCGGCTAATCGGTGATGCCACTCACCGAAATCAAACTTACTTGAAACGCCATAAATTTTGCCGGTCTTTTCAAAATACTTCTCTAAAGTCATAAAGTTCCTCCTTACCGTTTGTTTTATCCACAGGTTAATTATAACTTATAGAAATATATTGTCAATACCTTTTATAGGACAAGAGCGGTTTTGCTTAAGCAAAACCGCTCTCAAATAGGTGTATAGGAACCAAGAGGTTCTCTACTGGAATTATACCACATTAATAAAGGAAGTCAACCGTTATTCTTTATTTTAGCCCACTTTTTACTGTTTTTAGATTATAAACTTGAAGTTTAAATATCTCACGAGTTAACTTGTAGGCTAAAATTACCGTCCGAGATTTGCCATAAAATCTGTGCCCCATTTGGTCGCCTGTCCCTCATACCATGCGTCGTCGTAAGCGGGTAAAGAGCTATATCTATACCCTTTTATCCGCACAAGGTATTCTCTATGCCAATATCGTATCATCGAGGGAATACATACGAGAATCGGCATAAAGAAACCGTAGAGCGTGTTCTGAATTGCGTGACCGTGTTCGTGGTATGTAATCTCGCTCTCTGACTGGTTGTCGGTAATTATTGTTAACCCAAGCGATATACCTCCCCAGCCGTTGCCAATCCTAAACCTTATACAATAGCCACACAGCTCCGGCTTCCTGAAGAGTAACAGCATAACTGCGGCGGCAACCACGCCAACAAGCGTCATAGGCAAACCCCAAGTGAACGACAAGACATAAAACAAAAGCTTGTTATTCTTCATCACTTCACTCCCGTAGAACCGAACCCGCCTCTGGACTGGTCGTCGAGATGGTCTACTTCGTCGAGACGCACTTTAGGCATAGACTTCACTATGCGAAACTGGCATATTCTATCACCCTTTTCAATTTTTGTATCTTCAAGAGCTATCGCAGGAAACATCCACACATCGTTGTCACCGCTGTAGCTGTTATCTATAATTCCCATGCTGTTAGCCTGTATGACCTTGAAGTTCTTGTATGTACTACTTCTCGGTACAACATGAGCCTCGTAACCGTCGGGGAGCTTCATAGACACGCCGAGGGATATAATCTTAAACTCTCCCCTCTTAAGTTCTACAGTTTCAGCAGCTCTGAGATCTATCCAGTCACCCTGTGATATTTTCTGAAGACGCTCCATATTCGCGTCATGATACTTTATTTTAATCTTCTTCATTATTCTTCTCCTTAACTTATCTTCTCCGCATACTGGTTGTTGCTTCGGGAGAACTCTCCAAAATACAATTTTTCTGCGGCAAATCTCGCCGCTACCGCATCTTCAAAATTATTAAAAGTGCCAATATTAATCATGTGTTTGTCTACACTAATATATGAGCTCCATTTCTGGGTCTTTTTCTGATAATAAACTCCGCTTACACCAGAAGAATTATTCTTGTACACCCCTTTGTTGAAAGCATTTTCTCGTCTTGTACAAAGTCTTAAGTTTGACCTTGTGTTATTCAGCCTATCTCCGTCTATATGATCCACTTCTATATCAGTCGTCGTATCAACCCCCAAAATATAGTTATGAAACAGCACTTGTCTTTTATTTACCGAACCTCTGGCATAGCCAGTATTATTCTTGAACCAGCAAATACTTTTTGCTATTTCCCAGTCATCCCTGTCGCACACAAAACTTTCTGCGCAATTAGAAAACTTAACTCGCACGACATCTCCATCATGCTGATATTCATTATATTTTTTATTATTTTTCCCTGTCTGTCGGGTTCGCTCAATTACAAGACACCCACAAGATTTCGTGTCGCCATTAGTTAAATATTTCCCGCGAACAACAACCTCTTTATTTGGATCGCAATCGCAGACACATCTCCAATAAGTTGAGTTATTGCGGATGTATGCTAAGCCTTTTACTTCTAATTTTCCGAACCTTCTACCGGTAAGATTTAAGCGAGAGATGGTCTTACCCCCTTTCTAAAAAGAGAGGTCTTATCTATAAATTCATCTGAGGACAACGCATAAAACCTTTGATTAGTTGAAGAAGAAGATAATCCTCCAAGCTTCTTGTCGTAATGCCCTATTTTTATGTAATCACAATATTGGGTGATACCGTTTTGTGATAAAACTTTTATGTCATCACAACCACTATATACACAGGTTTTTAGATTCTGACTTTTTGCAATAAGCAGACACTTTACCAAATCCTCTGGGTTTTGTTCCCCTCCCATAAAGCAGACGCAAGTAATTAAGTCCTTGTACATTTGTATTAAGTGGGCGATGTCGTCGGAAAGATATCTTCCTTTATACTCCCACAGGTACTCGCTGTGGCAGCCCTCACATCTGTGAGGGCAACCACTTATATTGACGGCGAGCGTTACCTCGTCGGGGACTTCTTGAAACACTATCGTATAACCGATATATTTGAGTTTATTCATAGTATCTTTTTGCCGCCTCTTTTTGTCTCTCCTCTGAAAAGGCGGACACTCTCTTAAGATAGCCTATGACACGAGTCAAATAGTCTACGTCATGACTTCCGCACTCTACGCAATGATCCAGACGGCGTTTGCTGATATGCCCACACACATTACATATTGTATTAGGAATGTTAAAAGTGAAGTATGAGCAACCGGTTTTAACGGCATCCAACAGTAGAGTTTTATACTGCTCCTTAGTTAAATGTTCGTTCAAGTTAGCATGAAGTGCTGACCCGCCGTCCAAATATTTTGTGAGTTTGCTACCATGCAGTATAAACTTGTCAACAGTATTCGTAGCTTCGTCCTCTACTATATAAAAGTAACTATTGTAACAATCACGGGGAACAAACAGTCCGTCCGCCCTATCCCACTTGGCATTTTTAACTCCTAAGTTTTCCGCTGGTACAAATTCTGTATTCCACATCAATTCGTCAGTTCTTTCTTTTTTGTTGCTATCATATATAGGCTTCAGAATCTTTTCGCCATACTCAAAATACCTATCGTTTGGACTAATTTCTATGCCTAAAAACTCTGCCCCTTCAACAAATCCATTAATGCCTATGGTTAAAAACTGTTTGTCCAACGAAATATACCCCGCGTCGTAGACAGGAAGCAACTTTGCTTTGAAATTATCTTTCATAATCTCATTGAACGCCTTTAAGTAGCAGTGAATTTTTTCTACCTGAGTTGTTACTGCTTCCGAAAGATCAATACCCTGCTTGGTCGCGTTCTGCACGAGTCTGTTAATATTGATAGTTATAACACCCTTCGACCCCGTAGACACACCACCTGCACCGAGCGTAAAGGAGAAGGTGTTATCCTGTAGCTCATTGCGAACCCGGCAACATGACGAGAGCGAATCAACACTACCGCTACGATATACAAAGAACGAGTGCCCCTCCGCGTACATTTCAGCCACAAAGTCGAACCACTCTTTGTCGGTATAAGCACTTCCATCATCAAGAAGGTTTACTGTTTCAACCGGGAACGTGAGAGGTTTCTTAAGTCTCTCAGCATTGAACCACTTCATAAACCTCTTCTGTAGCCAGCTAACGCTCTCCCACTTAGGCTCGGTCTCGTCTGGGAAAATGAAATCATGAAAAATACCATTAAAATAATTGTGATCGAAATAGGCGATGTTCCAAAATACTGACTGAAAGTTTCTCGCTGCCGCGGGCTGGTTTAAAGAATAAACAACCTGACTAAATTTATCCTCTATAACCTTGATTATACTCTTCTCTCTGCTCCCAGTTGTGACAATTTTATCCGCGTGAAGATAATAATCATCTCCATACTCTTTTCTGATAAAGTAGTCGAGATATGTTAGAAACTCCGGGGTCGAAACAGCTCCCGCGAACTGAGACGCTATAGCAAAAACGAGGTTAATAAACGAGCCGCAAAACGAATCAAGATTGCGGGGCGGATCCGAAAGTCCGCCGATTGACTTAAGCCCCTCAAAAAGGAATGGGTACATAGTGATAGATACGCAGTACGGCATTATACTTGTCTCGTCGTGTTTATATATCTCATGACTTTCGAGCTGTCGGATATATTCTTCCGCGAGTTCTTTATCGTACATAGAAGTCAGTTTATTTATCATCAGAAGCCTGTTGGTTCCGATTATGTCTTTTTTGCTTAGTTCGCCCTGCATAGTGGCGACATTTTTACTTTCCACATTTGCATTAGAGTCTACTTCGCTTCCAGTCGAAGCGTTTGTAGCTCCTTTATATCTATTTATAAAGTTAATATACTTCGCATACTTTTCGTAGTTATTGTATTTTCCCATATCACACCACCTCGTTAACCCATTTAATTGCTTCGACGAAAGTCATTGTCTTTCCGTCAACCTCAAGCATAGGAGCCGACATAAAACCCTTGTCTCTCATAACATCCACATCAGTAATTTCTTTGTAGTCCACTCCCTTCGATTTCAGTTTGGTCGTCAGTACATTGCATTTAGGGCAATGCGTCGTATAAAGTATTACTTTCATGTTTTTGTAAACCTCCGTATATATAAGTTAAGCCTCGTATGCTACTCGTCCGCAGCACGGGCATTTTGACATTGTATAAGGTGCATACACAACAACTTTGTGCGCCCCATCGTATGACTCACGAACAATCTCCTCTCCCGTCAAAACATAGCTATTTATGTCTGCTTCGAAAACGCACCCGCAGGTCGAACACTTAAACTCAAGTGTTTTACTTGCTCCATTTCTAAGAATATTAATCATCCTATCAGTCCTCCTCGTAAGGCTCAGGAAGTATCTGCCACGCCACCACAAAGGTGAGCACACCGTCAACACTTCCACCCTCAACTGCGTCTATAGGTTCGTCCACGCCGTCAATCTCCCAAGTCATCGAGTCGGCATCGTACCACGCTGTAACGGTCGCTCTCTCGTTGCGAGGACCCGAGTGTATACAGTTAATTGAATAGAAGAACTCCTCAGTCGTTACGACGAACTTTCCGCTGTACTCAGGTAGGTCGCTGACAGTTTCTATTGAGTGCCAGTTGGCGTTGGGTACTCCCTTGCAGTCTGCGGGACACGTATGTATCTGTGGCTCGTCACCCTTGTGGTCGCTATGAGCCTCATCTTTGGCAGTTATTTCTATCGCCTCATCTATCGCTGTAAGCCAGTCAAATATCTCGTCAATGATTCTCTTCATTTTTTAAAACTCCTCTCCATTTCCAATCGTTATACCCGTTCTCTCTGCAACGGTCACAGTATTCTTTGTCTAACCACTCATCGTAAGCGCAGTAAGCATGAGCGAATCCACTACTTCGGCGAAGTGCGTTAAGGTCACTTGTTACCTCTACGAGCAGCTTGTTTAGTCTTAAGTTCTCCTCACGGAGTTGTTTGTTATCTTCTAATTTTTCTTGATTGAATTTTGTATATCCCTTCCAAAAATCAGCATTGCTCTTAGCGGCTTCGAGGTCGGTGCGTAGAGAATTTAGCTCCCGTTTTAGCTCTTTCTTTCTCATACAACCATCCCACAGTCAGTGTCCTTCGAGACTTCTGTGTCGGGTCGAATTATCTTCTCGGTCTCACCACCACACGCCGCATACCCCGCCGCGTCTATCCAGTTATCAGCCTTGCCTCTACCGGTCGCCACCCTTGCCATTTTAAAAAGCACCATCATAGCGGCGACATCTTTACAGGTCAGCAGAACCTTTTCGTCCGGGAACGCCGCATCGAGATAGCTCGTCCACAAATTTGCTATCGCGGTAAAGCTGTTCTCAGGCGAGCTGTATTCCGCCTCCCTGCTCCTGCAAACGCAGTCTTTTGCGCCATTTAAAATATCTTCTCTGTTAAAGTAATAACCCATTTATCTTCTCCTTTTAGTCTCTCTCACAGCAATTCACGTCGCCGCCACACTTACACGACGGCTCACCCTTTTGACCGATGCACACTTTTGCTCCGTGTTCAGCCTTATAATATCTACACTTCTCTTTCTTTATAGGTCTATTCCAACAAGTTGAGCAAGAAACACCAGCGCACCCACGGTCGCCGAGTGGAGTATGGTCGTTGCCGTAAAGGTATCTCACGCAATCAGAGGGATAGCCATCATTGTTAAATATCGCGTTCGGGAACTTCTTGAGGAAGTCACTCATGTATGTTTCTACCGGATGTTCCACACCCCACTTCTCAACCATCTCTACAGCCTCTTCGGGGTGCTGAGATTCAACGGTCTCACAGCCAAAGGGTTCGCCCATAGCAAGCGGACACATGGAGCAACCAGATGACTTTCCACACATTCGTTCTTTTGTTTTAAGGTAATCTACTGCGTCCATATTAGTCCTCCTCGTCCTCGCCCGCATTATGAACAAGACTATTGCTTGCATTATCGTAGCGCATCTCCCAAACTGGTATAATTACCGGCATATTATCAGGAAGATCTGATATGAGCCTCTTCAGCTCAGCAATTGTCATATTTATCATTTACTTTCTCCTTTACTGATGATTTGAAAAGTAGTTTCTGATAACACTCTTTACAAATATCAACATTAATCCATTCCTTTTTTGGGAATACGATTCCCATATCAATAAATGCAGTTTCTATCTCTTTTTTAACCTTAAAATGGTTATCAGCAGGTCTTATTCCACAAATATCACATATGGCTTTCAGCATTTTTCTTCTTTCCTTATTTAACTTCTTTCTCCATAAGTTCTTCTCTGTAATCCCATAGCAGGTTACAGATTTCCTGAATTTCTGAGTCAATTAGCTTGTGCTTATCTCGGCGCAAAATATCACGGGCTCTATCGCAATCATTCACGATCTTGCAAATCTCAGATACTTTCATCATTTTTCTCCTTTCCAGTAATCAGCTCCGAATAAGGCAGCCCCTCAATCCAATCGCAGAATGTACGCCATTCATTTAACTTATGATTGCGACGAGACTTATAAATGTTGGCAAGCACTTCATAATTCAACATTACAGTGCGGCGCTGGTTATAGGAGGATGGAAGCAACTGAATAAGTTGCCACCAGTATTTTTTGTCTTTGGTTTCGAGAAATATCTTACGGTAATAATTTAATGTATTAATGATTAGTTCAAGAAGTTGGTGACTTGCCATTTTAAGGTGAAAGTCAACTTCTCTATCTGGATTACAATCATCATAAACAAGCTTAAACCCCTTTCCACTCAATAGGTGTTCGTGTGAAAAATCTTCCAGCGTAAATTCCTTCGCATGAATCTTGTGCATGGTAGAACAGGAATTGGCAACCGTACCCACCTTGTAAGTCGAAAATTCTTTCCAAAAATACAAAGGAGCAATAATGTCCACATACACCGTAATCATTCTCATAAACTTGCGATGGTCTGTACCCGCGCTACAAAGACGCTTCATAAGATTAAGGTCGTTGTCGCCGATATCAACAGCATCACTGGGAAGATCACCGTAACGATACTCTTCGGGATAATAGCTGTCACTCTTATTCCAGCTATTCATTGGATTTCGACAGCCCCTAATAATCGCCTCCCACTGTTCAGTAGAAGGTGCTACAACATTCTCAATTTTTATCATTGAACCTCTCCTCTCTATTCGTCCGAACCCTCGACAATATCAAGCCCGTCCAGCACACACTCTGCACACAGTTCGTCGCCGTCCACATAATAAAGTGTCTCCTCTTCACCGCACTTGTCGCAGAAGTATCGAGTAACACGCCTATGTGGACACGAGTCACCGATACACCCAAGTTCAGGCGGACATCCGACGCACTCATTAAACTCTTTTTTCACTTAAACATCTCCTTAATAAACTGCTCGGAGTCACCGTCCTCTAAATAAAATCCATCAGAGTGCATTGCTCTTTGGATGTTGCATATCAGCTGAAAGAACCTCCAATCGGGAACCCTCTTCCACGCCCGACCAAGCGTTTCAAGAAAGCCGTCTATTCTGTCGGGATTCCTTCCGTTACCCATATCTCTCGTCATTATGTATGCCGCCGCGCACGACGGGCAAATCTGCCGCCCTTCGGGGACTATCTCTCCGCAACAGACGCATCTATCTTCATTAGCCATTGTTATTCCTCCATAGGTTCATTCCAACATCTATAGCAAGCTCCCGTGTAATAGCAGTTCTCGAACGGCGGGCGTATTTCACCGTAGATTATTTTTCTGCATATAACTGGACTTCCGTCCGAATAGCTCTGCGCTTTTGGGAGTTTTTCAAAAAAGTCCTGTGCGTATGTTTTCTTCGGGTGTTCGTCGCTCCATTTTTGTAAAATTTCGATTGCCTTTTTAGCATCTTTGATATGGATCTTTGAATACTTGAGGTCGCAAAAACCATACAGCGGGCATCGTTCGTCGTGTGCGACTGCCTCACATGCGAGGCGCGACGAGCAAAGTCTTCCGACTTCAGTATAAAAGTCTATCGTTTTGCTACAATCCATTTTCAAAGCTCCTTTATTGTTATTTCTGTTCTCTGCTTTCATTCCGTGTCACCGTCTTTCAATTCTCCGTAACTGCAATAATCATCAGGGTCAGGAGTTTCATAATTACCCCATCGGCACTCTTGATGAGGGCGTCCATCGTTGTTGTCTTGCCAATACTTACAGTCCTTACATCTGACAACCTCAACCACATCGGCGATTGGTGCTGACTTTATAACATTGTAAATGTCTGTGGCTTTATAAAGTGCATCAGCTTCACACGCAGCTCCTTCAACTAAATTTTTTTGACAACTTATGTGATACCAAGTTGCGCCTTCAATTTCATCAATCACTGCCTCACGCTCTATGTATTCAGCCATTGTCTTCACGCTCCTTTAATGCTCGTTCTGCCTCTTCACGGGTGAGAAATACGGTTTTGCCGAAATAATCAGAAACTAAATGCCAAAAAGTCAAGCCACCAACATATCGACAGAACGCCCAAAGCCCCTCTTTTTGCATGGAAAAACTGGCAATCTCGCCAAGCAAAATGTCGGGCTTTTCCTCGCAGTTTTCGTCAACGATTGTAGTGACCCACCATACCATATCACCCACCTTGCACGGCGGCACGATAATGCCGTGTTCAAGAAGTAAGTCTGCCGTCCTTTCCTCATAGCACTGTTTAAGGTTCGCATACTTGCAATTCTCGTCGCAAAGATAAGGCGATGGACAAGAACCAAGTTTCAGAATTTCAATCAGTCGTTCTCTGTCTGCATCAGACATTATCCGTTACCTCCTTGCTGTCTCCTTGTTGTCTCCTTAAGAGCTCTTTGTGCCTCTTCTTTGGTAATATAGAAAATATCAAACGAGTTTTCAAAACTGCAACTATCGCCCTGCACATATAAGTCTTTTATACCGTCTTCGCCTATAATAATTTCTTTTATTTTCGCCGGCTTAATTAGATTGCGTCCTATTCCTGTGATATACCAAACTGTGTCTCCAACGCCACACGGCAACACGATTAACTTCGATTTGCTTTTGAAATTATCACAGCTTTCAGGTTTGGTACACCTAAACCGACAAAATCCAAGCTGATATCCTAAACAATCGCTATAGTCCATTTTAAAAATCCTCCAACTTATTATCGTGGATATTACCGATGACTGTTCCATAATCACACTTTGTATGTTGCTCATCTGAAATTGGAAACATAACCATATCGCCCTCAAAAATCTTTGTGCCGTTTTTATCTTTGAGACCTGTGTACTGTCCTACGGTTTCAGGGTGTACATCGACATAATTTCTGCACAATTCTTCGTTCCCAAATTCAACTATGTATGCATATTTTTGGTCGCAGCCCCTCACAAGGTTTCCATATACCCATTCACCGTTATCTGTTCGCTTGCCACGAAATTCTATCTCATGCATTGTTATTACCTCCGTCCTTTCTAAACATCACAACCTGTATGATGTCGTATACATAGAGTTCCGCGCTCTCAAACGGAAACTTTCCGCAGTGTGGACAGGTGATTGTGTCAAGCATTTCTTCTTCCGTCAGTTCGTAGCCACACCAATTTTTAGAGGTTTCGACCACTACCGCTTCGTCACCGCAAACTTCAGCTTCGCACTTGTCTTCGTAGTCGCTTCCATCTCTCGCAAATGTCTGAACATTGAGCTTTTCAAATTCATGCCCGCATTTTTCGCACTTCATTTCGCACCTCCGTCCATTTTTGCGCCGCAATTAGAACAAAACGGCGTTCTAATATATTCTCTTATTTCTTCGTACCCTGTAGGGCATAAGTTTTCTTCCCAATCATAGTCAAATGTTTCTTTAAAGGTGCTTGTATATTGCGCTTCCGCTCCGCAACATGAACATACGCAAGGAATATCGTAATAGCCACTCTCAATCCATTCGCCGTGTTTAATTTCTTGTACATCTGCGGCAGGAGCGTTCTCAATACTCGCTATCACATCTTCCGGATAGAAAAGACCCTCTGGATATTTCATGGGCGGTCCATACACGCCACCGCCGTCTTCCCACCATGTCGGTAAATCTTTGACGTGTTTTATTAATTCATCGCGGTCAATATAATCGCTCATTTTTCTACCTCCCGCTTGAACCGAATCCGTTATTGCCGTTTTTCAACAGCTTTTCTTTCAACAGTTTTTCTGTTAGTTCTGCGATCCTCGCGTTCAGCGCATCGATTTCCACGCTACACTCATGATTTTTTGCTTTGAGCATCGCTATCATTTCTTGAGCTTCTGCTCGTTCGCGACGTTTCTTTTTAATAAACTCTCTCAGTTCATGTACCCATGTAATCGCAAATACCGCCAAATTTGCTGAACAAACCGCAGCAACCAATATTTCAGAGACATCAACATTACTCATCGTTGTCACCTCACATCTTTCTATAAGCGTTAAGATACCAATATCCTTTCGGGTTCTTGTAGCAGTTGTCGGCGTAAACAATATCGCCCTTTGCTACCTGATTCTCGGCATATATTCTCGCCGGTATCGTCAACGACGACTGCTTACCTGTACCCAGACTCTGCGTATTCACTTTATATCCCCACGGTACACCGTTCTGTCCACGCATGGGGAATACTTCTGTTATCAAAAGCTTTCTCCTGTCTTCCGGTCGTCCGGTCTGAATACCAACATATCCGAGATACTCGATACTATTCTGTATTTTGACTTTAAGGGTTAAGTCCGGAACATCTGATTTTCTGATTTGCTCTTCACAGGCAGCTAAAAGCCCGTCCATGTCGGTTATTGTGTAAGACTTAAGCTCATTCCCCTTAACGCCCTTATCCGTCGCATAATCTGAGATGATATCCGTAAGGAAACCTACAACCTTGGACTTGCTAACAGATTTTGCAGTTCCGTTCTTAAAGAACGAGTACACCTGTACAAGCTTCAGCAGCTCTCCCATATTTCCAAACTCTTCAAAATAGCCAATTTTAATTAGGATATCGAGCTGTCGCGTATCAATAGAGGTCTTCGGGAGAGCCTTAAGAACCTCCATAAACGATTTTCCTTTTACCTCGTCGTATATGTCATACAGCTCATTTGCAAGAGCAGCGGACATATACTTAACACTCGTCAACCCCTTTGCTATTTCTTTTTTCTCCTTGTTAAAATAGAAGACATCTCTCGACGCGCCGAAACGAGGAGGTGTTACCTTAAATCCATATTCGGCGGCAAGCGTAGTACCGTTGACGACATCCTCTTCTTTGGCAGCTCTGTTCAGATAAGTCGTAATAAATTCACAGGGATAATATTTGCGAAGATATGCACACAAATACCCCGTAAGACAATATTCTACAGCGTGGTTGTAACCAAAACTGTACTCAGATGCGTCCTCGATTACCTTTAAGAAAGCCTTCGCATCCTCTTCTGCTTCTTTTCTTGGTTTACTCGAATGCTCACAATACCCGTTAAGTATCTTTGGTATTGCTTTCTCTAACCTCTCGGCGTCTTTACGCCCTATAGCTCGTCTAACATTATCAGCCTCACTACCTGACAACCCACACATTTGCTGAAGAAATGCTATAATATCCTCCTGAAATATTAGATACCCTAAGTTATTCTTAAGGAGCTCGTCTATTTCCTTTGACGGGTTTTTATTAGGAATCTTTTTCATTAGCCTATCTCTATACGAAGCTCCCGACGGTCGAATAGCGGCTGTCACCAAAGCCATATCAAAAATTGAATGGGGCTCAAACGTCTTTAACAGTGAGAACGCAAAAGATGATTCCATCTGAAAAATTCCTACGGGACTTCTTAGCATATCTTTCCATACTGCTTGGTCGTCAAAATTAATCTCATTCATACGCGGATAATGTATACCCGCGAGTTTACAGGTATCGCTAATAATTCCAACATTACTAAGCGGGAGAAAGTCAAACTTTGCCGCTCCGACTTCGTGCAATTCGTCCATATCTATAAAAAGGCACGGGTCGCCGTCCTTATCGAAGACCCCATATGTATCATCGAGGGTTAACGGACTGATTACTATACCCGCAGCATGAATTGACTGAGAAACTTTCGTATCTAAAAGCCCGTCGTAATAGTAAAAAAGTTTAGGAAATTTAGTCCTTGTACCGCCCTCATCCGTCGCGAACTGGCTTGCAATCTTATCCACATTAGACAGAGAATACGGATTGTCTGGCGAAAATTTATCAGCGGGTTTAAAAGGTTTGCCGGTTCTCTCTTCTTCCCAATATTTTGCAAGAGCGTTGCCGACACATTTTATAACAGCGCTTTTCTGTAAAGTTCCGAACGACGGGACTCTCGACGTCTTACGAGCCCCGAAACGCTTATATATGTAATTAAAGACTTTGGGTTGGTCGGTCTTCTTAACATCGACGTCGATGTCCCCAATTTCTTTCCTATCCTCGTTTGCAAAACGAGAGAATACTGTATGCCACTGCTCCGGATTGCAGTCAATTATATCTGTAACAAAAGCGGTTCTCGAACCACCCGCAGAACCTCGCCCGGGACCAACCGGTACATCATTTTCTTTGCACCAACATATCAACTCGCTCATACAGAGCATAAAACCACTCATACCAAGTTTCTCAAAAACTCGTCTCTCTTCCACTAACGCTGACCTAAACCCCTCTTCCTGTTCGGGCGGTATAACCCCCGTCTCAAGCTTCTCTTTGAACATTCGGTCAACACGCTCAGCTTCTATTCGGCTATCCTCTTCAGCCGACCCGTACAGTATCGGGTATTTAATAGATGTATCAAGCTCGAACGGCTCTATCATATCAGCCATTACAAGCGTGTTGTCCATAGCCTGTCTGTAAAGCTCGGGAGGTAGAACGCCCTGCTTTGCAAATGCAGCGTCCAACTCTTCACGGGACTTATATGTGAGGTCGTATGTATCTTCGTCGCCGTAGGACTTGTTTTTATATTTAAGTAATATCTTACGGCACTCGGCTTTATATTTGTCAAGCGAGTGAGTATCGGTTCCTGCTATCAACGGCTTACTGTACTTCTTCGCAAGCTCTGCCAAATGCACATTAAAGTCTCTCTGCTCCTGACAGTCATGTGCCTGTATCTCAAGGAAGTCGTACCGTCTGACAAGACTCTCGTACATCGGATGGTCTACGGGAAGCTTATTTAGAGGACTTGCAAGACACGCGCTCGTCGTGATAATGTTATTGGACAGCTTCAGAAACTCGTCAAAACTCAATCTATTTACATAATAAAAGTGGTCTTTATCGCATGATTTCGACACTGCAAGGTTGAGTTCTTTCACACCCTGTTCGTTTCGAGCTATAAGCACCGTATGGTAGTTGTCTCTGACCCTTTCATTAAGGCTTTCAGTGAGATATATCTCAACGCCGTGGATGTATTTAATTCCTTTTTCATCACAATACATCTTTTTCTTGACCCAGTTGAGTGGTTTTCCGTGTTCGCTGAACGCTATAGCTGGTTGTCCAAGTTCAGCGGCTCTGTCGATATACAGCTTGTAGCCCGTGCAACTATCCAGCAGACTGTTATCACTATGTAGATGATAAATTACTAAGTTGTCTGTCAACCAAACACCTCCTCGTCCATATCTTCGTCATAAGCAGGAGTGCCGTAAGGCAACTCCGCACTTGTCACGCCGTCGGCGACTTCCCACCCATAAGCATGGGCAAGATTCTGCGGCGTTGTGTAGAATCTCTTACTCGGGTTGTCGTAGTACAGAGCAAATTCCTTGTTGTTCGCACTACCATATCGGTCTTTGAGAACTTCAAGGACAACACTGCCTTTCATGGGCGGCGTAATAAACTTGCCGTTTCTACCGACAACACCCTTTTTATCTTTAGGTGATACTCGGTACAGCGATATAACACGCTGTGCAAGGTTGGCAGCGGCAGCAACGCCCTGTAGGTCAAAGATGCTCATCTTGCGTACCTGCTCCATTTTCTTCGGGTGAATAACCACAAAGCAAGCTACATTCCATCGTTTTGCAAAGTCAATGATTTGTCTTATAAAATCTTCCTGCTTAGTCCACTTTGAGTTATCGTCGCACGACAGATCCACAGATGTGAGATTGTCGAAGAATACCGTTTTTACTCCAAGCCTTCTTACCGCACTCTCCGCCGTCGCGAGGAGGTCTTCAGTCTTATGTGAGAACGAATCTTTGTAGAAGTAAAGCTGTCCGCGATAATAGGAATTGATTTTTCTGTACACATCAGACTTGATTCTGTAATACTTGCCGTGTTCGCCCTGCACTTCTTCAAGCCCCCGCTGTCCTGCGTGAACAAAGTCAATCCAGTTTTTCAACGACGGGTTTGAAAGCTCTCCGCTGTATATAAAACAAGGATAACCCTGCTCTATAGATCGGCATACAAGCGTCGATATCAGAGAGCTTTTACCCGCAGAAGCTATTCCGGTTATGAGCGTTGTAGAACCCATATAGTTCTTGCCGAGCGCAGCGTCCAAATCTTCAAAGCCCGTTGTAAACCCCTCGACATCCGACATATCAAATCTCTTTACTTCGGTGTAATCGACTATCGCGGGAATCTCAGACTCTTTCGCGTTATTGATTACATCTCTGACCGCCTCTTTCCCCTCAAAGAACAGCAGTTCGTTTATGTCTTTTATGCGAACTTTCTCGCCGTCTGCATTGGTGTGAGACAATGGGATTTCTGCAACCTTGACACGATATTCGCCCAACCTCGGAGCAACTTTCTTTATGTATTCCTCGCCGCTTCTGTCGTTGTCGTGGACAAGGATGATTTCGTCAAACTCTTGCAGAAAATCCCAGCACTCTTCAATCCACTTCGTATTCTGGTCGCCGCCGTTAATGCTTACGGAGTTGTAAAAACCGCACTCAATGAGTGCGGCGCAGTCGCCTTCGCCAGTACATATTATCAACGGCTGAGTGGTATTTATTTTATTGATGTTGTAAAGGACATTACAGCAATCGCTGTTTTCGAGATACCATATCTTAAGTTCACCGTGAGGCACTGCGCGTGACTTGCGGACTTTACACATTACGAGCACGTCATTCAGGTCGAAATACTGGAATAAGGTGTTTCCTTTTTCATCCTGCTGTATATTCAGATAATCTATTGTTTCAGGTGATATTTTTCTCTTCCGCCAATACTTATACACCTCTTCTTTGTTGTCGGCATACTTGGGCTTAGGGTATTTGTATGCCCTGTCTTTTGTTCCGCGCTCTGCGAATGAATACTGTATACCCGCCTCATCAAAAAGCATCTCACACGCTTCAAGAAAAGTACACTTCTTGGATGTGATATAGGCATCTATGATGTCACAGGTAAAGCCACACGCAAAGCAATGAAAAGAATAAGTCTTGGGGTTATACGAGCACGACGGATTCTTGTCTATGTGTTCAGGGTTCGGGCAACACCCGACTCTTCTTGAGGGATTCCAGTTCGTAATACCGAGCAACTCAACCATAATCTCAGCATTTCTATCCCCTAATTTCTCTTTCGCTCTTTGAATATCGCTTTTTAATACCTGTATAAATCATCAACCTCCTTTACTTTATGCTACTTCGTTGCCGTCTCCCCACAGCATTTTAGTCTCATGTCGCACAGATATTGGCAATAAAAATCATCCGGTCGGCTTTCAAACTCACCGCAATCCCGGATTTCCTTCACCGTCTCCTGCATCCAGTTTATTGCTTCGTAATAGTCGTCAATGTTGAACTTGATATCCACATCTTTGCTGTTACGGAACATATGGAATCTCAGTAGATCGGGAAACTTGCCATATCTCAGCTTGACATAAATTGAATATATGTATAACTGTCTCGCATACTTCTTCTGCTCGGCGGGGTTTTTAAATTTTGCTTTTGATTTCCAGTCGTGAACCACCAACCGTCCCGCCGAGTCTATGTATATAAGGTCTATAAAGCCCTGAATGATGAAGCTGTCTCTTCCGTCCGCCGCCGCAATTGGCTCCTCGAAGTGTTCTTCTACACCGAGTATCTCTTTCGCATCCACGCCCTCGAAGTTTGACAAAAACTGTACGCCGTCGTCGTAATATTTCTTACTCAAGTCGGTGTATTTGTTGGGTGGAAATTCCTGAGTTACACGGTCGAAGAACTTATCTTCATATTCACCCAGCAACTCATACTCGGCAAGTTCATCTTTGCCCCAGCGTTCGAGCAGGGAGTGAACGAAACTTCCGTACTGTGCGAAAGCATTATTTTCTCCCTGCTCACGAGCTATATATGTATACCAATATTGCAACGGACACTGATGGAAAGAAGACAACTTAGAAAAGCTGTATTTTTCCATATGTCTCATCAGAACGGCAGATCGTCGTCGTCAGTAGTGACATCAACATTTGCTTTCTTTGTGCTCGCCTTTGCTTTCGGCTCAGAGCCGCCGTTGGAAGTTGACTTAGACTCGATAAAGCAGACCTCATCAGCAAGGACATATGTCACGCTTCTGTTCTCGCCGTCCTTGTTTTTATACGAGTCTGTACGAATGGAACCTCTGACACCTATCTTAGAACCCTTGCCAAAATACTTTTCGATAAAATCGGCGGTTGAGTTCCACGCCCTGACACGGATGAAATCTGCTTCGTCTTCTGCGTCCTTTCTCTTGGGACGATTGACAGCCACAGTGAAATTCGCCACTCTGTTGTCTGTGTTACCGGCGGTTCTTATTTCTACGTCGCCCGTAAGTCTGCCGATGATTGTTACATTATTCTCTACCATAAATTAGTACTCCTTATTTCTAAGAGCTACAAGCTCTTTGTAAACATCTGTTGCCACCTCAAAGTCAGTTATCTTATTGTAGTTTGCGCTACCCGAAACCGACTTGATTATATCTGAAATTGTTTTCTTCGCCACACCGCTGTCTGCAAGTTCTTTAGCGAGTTTGTTAATGCTGTCTATAGCCATTTCTATCTTAGACTTCTCAGCCACAGGAACATCTGCAACCGTCTCTTCCTCTGCGGCGGATTTATTAACCGGCTTCGGAGCAGGAGCGTCGCCAGCGTTTGCCCAGTCAAACAGAGCCTTGCCGTCGCGCTCGGTCAGCACATCGTATCTGCCCTCGAAGAGGTGTGTATTATCTTTCTGAGCTTCCGCTATGTGGGTGTCCTGCGCGATATTAAAGGTTAGAGTGTAGTTGTACTCCGTGTTATCTCTCTGCTTGTAGCCCATACCGACTTTCTTAGGAACCTGTTTTCCGTTTCTATCCTCAAGAACATAAGTGTCCTTGCCTCTAACGGTGGATATAATATGTATGGGAGACTGAAGAACCTTTTCCATAAAGGCGTCATGTCTCGGAGTTACCTTACCCCAGTTGGTATAAGAATTGCCCGGCATCTTGTCGTGATAATCAACACAGTAATCCCACTCATGAGTTATGCTATCGATAACAAGAGTCTTATATCCGCCGTCAACCGCATCCTCAATAGCCTGAATGTATTTCTCGGGAGTATACGGAGCCTGAAGCTGAAGGTCGTCGAAGTCGAACTCATTTGCGTAATATCTTATACGACCATTCTCCGTGTCGATTGCGGCAACTCTACCACCCGCAGCGGCGGCAATACCCTTCGCCAGTCTCAGCGCCGAAAAAGTCTTACCGCTTCCACTTGGACCCGCGAGTAGCACCTTAAGCCAAATCTGTTCTCTTTTTGCTTTCTGAAATCCCATTTGTTTTACCCCTTTTCATTTTTATTATTAAAACCGTTTCGGATTTTAACCGTAATTCTCCTCAACGCCTTCATCAAACACTTCGTTAATGAGGTTTATTAGATAAGTCTCATCAACCTTTTGTCCTTCCTCTCGTAGTGTGCCTACCTTATTAATAACAGCGCCAAAATACGTGCTATCAACCCCGATAAGCTGTTCTTCAAAAACATGAAGATTAGTAAGATCGAGAGCGTTAAGCTGTAGTATCATTTTGACATATTGCCCTGCATTTATATTCCATCCGCGCTTTAAAAACTTTCGCGCACGAATTACCGAGCAAAGCGGATATTTACTACCGATGTAATAGAGTTCTTTGTTAATAATAGCCTCAAGAGCTCTCGGCGGCATAACTAACGAGTTATTCCAGCTCGTCCAATATGAAGTACAATGGACAAAATCGTAGTTCTTATGTATCTCTTCGGGTTCTCCGTAAAATCTAAGTACAATCTGAACTCCATTTTTTAGCGTAATAGCATTATTTGTAATAAATATCGGACTGTATGGCGGTAAGTCGTCAACCGAAATTTTGGTGCTCTTCTTCAACTCGTCGCCTATTAACGCCATCGCTCTGCGATATTGGGCATCAGTTTCCTCGTGAGGAATATAGTCAACACCAACTGCTCCGACACTACGAACGAAAATACGCACCCTCTCATCGTCTCGTTTCTTATCGTTTTCTTTTAATACAGTCCATCTCTCTGACGATTTGTTCCAATAGCATCTCTGTACAGTAGGTTTTACGCCTTTATCATCAAGTTTATCCTTGACAAATTCAGTATATTTTTTGACATAATATTCCGCCACCTGTATTAACGCTTTTTCGTTTCTGAAATATACGTCATAATCATGCGGTTTCTCGTCTTGAAGAAGTGACACAATCGCACCGCCAGTTATAATAGCATTGTCGCTAATAGCATCTTTTATGGCTTCGTCATCAACACTCGATACCCAGTCGCCTATTTTTCTTTTAAGGTGTACTTTAATGTTTTTGCCCTGCATAGCTTCACCACCTTACAGTCCAAGTATTTTCTCGATAAACACAAGAATTGCTTTACCATAAAGACCAATCAGATTAAGAATGTTAAAAAGAAATGCGTCAATCATTATCGTTTTCCTCCTTTGTAAAATTTCTTCCTTCGTCCGATGCGTAGAATAGTTTTCTAAGCGAGCAGATATCACGCGGTATCGACTCTTTATCCTCTATTTCTGCGTAAATTCGTTTAAGCCACGCATAATACTGATTCATTAATGGCGTTGTAAGAGACGAAGTTTCCTTGCCATCAAGATGTCCGCGTCTAAGAACCTTGTAGGAAACGCCGCGAAGGTATTTCCAGAGATTATAGTAAGCAAGTTTAAGCTTAACCATATAACCGTCGGCATCTTCGACGACAAATCCCTCTATATGCCTGTTGTTATACAGATAATCAGGTGCTGTGACCGTGTAATACCAATCGAAGAATGTCTGCCAATCGTTAATTACGACAGCTCGCTCTTTGTGTTCGAGCCCGAACTTGTCTGCAACACTTATAAGCTCGTCATAACTGAACTTTTTGAACTTCAACTCGTTGTAAACAATATCAAGCAAGAAAAGATGATTTTCCGGATAATCAATTATGTGCGGATCTCTCTGTATATCAATACACTCAAACACAAATGTTACATTGTTCTCCCTTGAAAATTCTTTCATTTTCTGCTGTGTATCAACAGGGATTTTCTTATCTATCATCTCTTTGAGCCACGATGCATAATTACCATCCGGATTAGATTTCGTTGTAACAAACAGCGAATCATCTATCTCGTTATATGAAACTAACCCGAGAAACCCGTTTTCTTTAACATACGCAGTCACGGGAAACTTAAGCTTGTGCTGTAACATATCAAACTTTGTCTCCGGTCGCTCGTTTACATTAAAGAACTTTGTATAGCCTCTTGCGACTATTTTTCCTTTGGGAATGTTGATATACAAACCTCGTGCCCTAATCGTCTGCTCATCCCATATCTTGTCAAAGAAAGCCTGTTTTGAGAAGTTAAAAGACGAGATATCACCGAACTGCTTCTCGACTACCTGCTTATTACCTCTCAGAGCCAGAATGGCATCTGCAACAGACTCGTTCTTTTTTATCTTTGCGGTATAATCAATTCTCTCTTCAGTCGGTAAATATATATTGTTTTTAAACTCGCTCACCTTTATCTCATTACCAACGAAACTAACAACTCTTATAGAGCCTCCAAACTCAACATTCCCCTCAAGATTAAAAGCTCTGCAAGTCTGAATGGGATTTCCTTTAAGATTTCTGTGCCCATGCACCTGATAAGCATCAGTATTTTCGCAGAAAGACTGATCAACAACATCGGCGTCGCTATAATTCCCGGAGCCTTTAATCATTTGGTCGGTAGCTACCAGCGTGAGATTGTTGGGCAGCGTACTAAGACCACCGTGTGTAGCCAATATAGTTTTGCCACGATATATATAATAGGCGCATTGCCCGAAACTTCTGTAAAGTTTGCGAACATCCTTTTTAGTAAAAGAAGCGCTTTCAAGCTGAGCTCTTGTATGCATCTCAAACTCTTTTGACCCGGTAGTTCCGTCATTAGCCCAAACCCACATATGTTTCTCATGATTTCCCTCTATGAGATATACATTCGGTTCTTTATAGATGCGAAGAAGCTCCTTTACTACCTCTGCATTTTCAATTCCTCTGTCAGTATAGTCTCCGCAGAACACAAACAGCTCATTAGGTTTCTCGGTGACATCCCCGATTGCTTCTTTGAGTGCCGTATAGCAGCCATGAACATCTCCAACAAAGTGAACCGCATCGTATTCCGAAACATCCATAGGTTTAAACCACACCCTTGAAAGTTCATTCGGTTTTATAACGGTTATCCCCGACGGAATTTTCTGAGTAGCGAAACGAGCGTACATATTGTCGATTGCCGTTTCAGGAACCTGTTTGACTATAGGTCGCATTTTATTTCGCCTTTTGGTTTCCTCAATAGGAATGTCGGTAAAGTCTACACAATAAATCCTATAGCGATAACGGTTACAAAGCTCCGCATAGCGCTTCATCTCGGAAGTTTTGGAGTTCGTCGCGTCAATAACGGTGAACTCTCCTCGCTCCATTCGAGACTCAAGAATCTGAAAGAGTGTCTTCCAGACCTTAGTATCATTCGACTGACTTATACACTCTTCGCCACAAACATTTAAAGTGGGCGAAGCGTACATCAACCTTATCTCGTCGGCGGATAGTGTATAGGGTTCAAGTCCATTTTGTTCAATCCATGTTGACTTACCACACCCAGCACTACCGCGCAACAGCAGTAATACTCTCATTCATTCCCTCCTTACTTTTGAATCATTATCGAACTTCCATCGTCGCCGGTCATCACACTCGGGAGCTTTCCGTCCCACTTTTCTATGTATTTTTCTTTAAGAATCTTATCCGTCAGGGACTTCTCAAGAGTGTCATTTGCTTCGGCTTCAGCCTTAGATTTTATAAGCTTCGCCTCTGCGTCTGCCTTTGCCTTATCCACAGCCTTTTTATTTTCGATTTCCTGCTGTTCTGCCGCAAGCTGAGCCTGTTGTTTTGATGCTATCGCCGCCTGATATGACTCGTCAAAGTCAATGTCGTTTACCGTCACTTTGAGTATCGCAACAACATCCTCGCCGTACTTCTCGTCTATAGAAGCCTGAAGATTTTTCATGATCAGCGGTTCAACTACCGAGCGGTTCGTCGCGTCGGTATCACTAAGCACTTTGCTACTGGATTTAATAGCCGAAGCAACTATATTTTCGGACACCAGAGAGTTCTTGTAGTCCGAGACATTAGCGTAGATCCACGCCGACCTGTCGGGGTTAATCTGATAAGTAACGGTCACGTCTGCGTAGTAAATTGCTGTTCTGCTTTTAGTCTCCGACCAAATTTTGTCGCCGCCGAACTGCGCGTCCTGCTGTTTGTTATTTACGAGCTTTATGCTCTGAACAATGGGCACTTTCCAGTTGAAACCACTATGTACAGGCTGGTCGCTTATCTGACCGAGCGTCGTTCTTACTCCCGTATATCCGGTCGGCACAATAGCCGCTGAAGCTGAGAGTACGAACAGACATATCGCCAACACAAAACTTACTATAGGAATTGCCGCCGGAATGTCGTCTCCGTATTCTATCTCTTTGTAAGCTAAAATCGCACCTACAGCCGTGAGAACCACAGCTATAACTATCATTACAATACTAAATATCATTTGATTTCCTCCTTTAAATATCATTTGATTTCCTCCTTGGTGTGACATACCCCCGCCGCCTATGCTATGCATAGAGGCGGGGGCTTCTCGCTCAATAGTCCTAACGGACTAAGTATCAACGAGCTAACTCCGTGTGTCCCACGGTTCAGATTTGTTTTAGTCTATTTGGTTTAATCCGGTGTTTAATATGTTTATTGCGGCGTTATGGTCTCGGTTGAGAACCTCTCCACAACTACACGTCCACACACGGTCAGATAATTTTAGATTTTCGTTTATACAGCCACAGACGTGACACATCTTGCTGGACGGAAACCACCTATCTATCTTAACCAACCGTTTCCCTTGTTCCTCTAATTTATACTTGAGTATATCACGGAACATCCCGAAACCGTTATCATTCGTAGATTTACCGAGGGTAAGGCACTGAGCCATTCCTTGTAGATTTATATCTTCCACACAGATGATGTCGTAAGTGTCTGCAAGATGTCGGGAGAGCTTATGTACCCAGTCTTTACGCTGGTTAGCAATGTGCTCCTGTATGGATGCAACTTTTACTCGTTGCTTTTCGTAATTATTGCTCCCATATTTCATCAAGCTCAACTTTCGTTGTTCTTTGGCTAAAACGTTTTGAGCGTTGCGGTAAAACTTCGGGTAGTCAGCCTCTCTGCCTTGGCTATCGACGTAGAAACTATGACTTGAATAGTCCAACCCCAACGCCCTCGTTTTGTCTAAATGTCTTTCGGGTGTTTCATAATCGTATTCAACGAGAACTGAAACAAAGTACTTTCCGGACGGCTCCCGAGAAATCGTTGCAGACTTTATCCTTTGGTTTTCAGGAATTTGTCTGTGCTGTTTAATCTTCACGATACCGACTTTTGGTAGTTTCAGCTTGCCGCCAATAAGTGCAACTGTCCCTTTTTGATTGTTTGTTGTATACGAGTGATGGTGAGTCTTTTTACTCTTGAACTTCGGAAATCCGACTTTCTTATCTCGAAAGAAGTTGTTGTAAGCCGCCTGAAGATTCATCTGTGCGTTAGCAAGAGCAAGACTGTCAACCTCCTTCAACCACGCAAATTCGTCTTTATACTGGGCGGGAGTATTGCTAAGCTTCAACCCAGTATTCTCATAATGCTTAATTTTATCCGCAAGCATACGATTATAGATAAATCGGACACAGCCGAATGTCTTAGCAAACAACTCTCGTTGCTCGGCATTCGGGTATATTCGGAATTTATATGCTCTGTTTGCCATACGGATCACTCCCTTCTTTCATCATTTACGGTTGTCCCGTCTATATATACAATAAAAGTTTGCCGCAATTCATCCCACCACTTATAGAAGAGGGGGATTTCTTGCTTTCGGCGTGTTAAATCCATCTAATTTTCGGTTCACCCTTGAACCCCTTTTCCCAAACAAACCACGCATACGCCACAGCGCTCGACTCAGCTTTACTAAAGTCACCGTTCTTTGCGCAGTTTACTCTGCCGGAGAACACATACACATACTTCGGTGGAGCTTTATCAAACAACTCCCGTCTTGCTTTACCCTCAAGAAATGTGACCTTGAGAAACATAGCTATTTTAGTTGAATCCATAGATAACTTTAAGGCTTTCTCTATAAATTCCTTGGCATATTTGTACGGCGGGTTCGTGATAATGTCGCGTGGTATATATTTTGTGGGATGAGGTTTGGTTCTCAAAAAGTTCGCTACACATGTATTCGGATAACCCCTATCCACAATGTCACTCGACAGAACGTCGTAGCCGTGAGCCTCCAATACTTTTGATATGTGTCCTCCACCACAAGCCGGTTCCCACACATAGTGAGAGAATTTCTCTCGTTTCAGCAGCTCCTCAACTGCTTTCGGGTCAGTCGCGTAGTAGTCGTCGTCTGCCCTGTTTTCGTTTGAGTGGTTAGACGCCCCGATAATTTTGTACACAGAGTTTGCATCGCCACTCCAATCCTGAGCCATTTCATCTCCCCTTCTTATTTTCATTTTTAAATCAAAACCCGATTCCTTTTAGTCCGGAATTTTCCAATCATCATCCCTAACCCGAAAGGCATCGCCACACTGGATGATATCGGGATAGTTTGACATCGCTATCTTTATCGGATATGGATCTATTTCATAGGCATAATACTTGACATTCGTAAAGCCCATCTTATCCAAGCAATACCGACCGGTTGCTATGCCGTCGTAAAGTGACAAGACTACAAGCTCTTCGTCCCTCGGAATGTCTTTAAGAGCATGATTTAAAATATGTATGATTATTTCCGCCGTCCACCCGTTGCCGATAGCACGATATCGCTGAGTATCACTAACTCCGCTCGTATAACCGTCCGGAAGAGTTTGCAGTCTCTCACATTCTAACGGTGTAAGCTTTCGTATAAGGTAATAGCCATCGGCGAGCTTAATCGGGTATTGTTTGTCCTTGATGGTTATTAATCCATTCTTAACCGTGTATATCGGCTTGCCGTCAATTTCGTTTATGGGACAGGCATACAATCCAGTTTTTGCGCCGACTCCGCCGCCTTGTCCACAAAGCGTAGTTGCTTTTCCGTCGGGACTATACACACGATATTGTTTGCTGTCGTGCGACTTATTCTTTGCATTGCTTTCTATAGTTCCTATGCGTATCGGCTCCAAAATCGTAGTGGCACAACTGCTTGTAACCATGCTTCCCGTTGTAAGTGACGGAGACTTATCCTTTATTTCAGTACGGTTGTATGCATTAAATTTTTCAGGCAAATAACCAAGTCTATCAACAACAGCAGGAATCATTTTTTGAATTGATTCGCCAACCGCAGATTCTACACATACTGGCTCTGCAACCATCGTTCGTTGATTTCTCTCCAAAGTGTTCCACGCTACTGCTCCGCCATAACTGGCTGTGAGCACATACGCCTTTTCGCGGCAAGACAAATCTTTTCCACTCTCAAGCACATCGCGTAACAAGATTCCTCTATCTTCCGGCTGTTCTATGTCACCAAAATTTGTAACATAAAACCTCTGACGATGTTGCGCCGAAACCAACGCGCTGTCTATGTGTGTAAGCCGAACTGATGAGTCTTTGCCCCCACCAAGAGCAGAGTAAATCGCGTCTTTTATGGGCTGAGCCGCCGACTTGTTATTTTCGTAAAGAAAGAAGTCGGGCTGGAATTTCTCTTTCGCTATCCGATAGTTCTCGAACAGCTCCCAACCGACACCTTTAGGCAAAACTTCTCTTCCGTTTTTCTGAGCGATACTCCATTTTGTGCAAGGACTACCGCCAATAAGAATTTTCTTTATACTGACTCGCGCTCCTTTTAATTTTATCAAGCAAGGAATTGGGCTTTAAAAGGTCAACCATAATAGTATTACTTATAGGGGTACAGCGAGCACAACTAGTAACAGCTAGCGAATCCCGCGAGTCCCCATGAAAGGAGTAATGCATATGTCAACTTATGAGTTGATCACTTCAATTTGCAGGATATTATCTATTATAATTGAGCTTATCAAGACCTGCAAAAAAGAAGGAAAACCCACATGGCACGGACGAGTGACAGTCGTTCCCTACCATCTATTTGTAGGATATTATCTGTTATAATCGAAATTATAAAACCTGTCTATCATGGTTAACCTTTCAAAGCCCAATTCCTTTTGGGTTAAATTTACGCCCCCTTCAAACTCGACAAGAATTTGTTAATAAGATAAGTCTGACCTTTACCTGTGACTTTCGGCGTCTTCGCGATATCTACCGTGCCATCGGGTCTGTAGAAAGCCGATATCTTAACCTCGAACAGACCTAAGTCCATAGACTTCTGCGTCGGCATATTCTTTCTGTCACCCGACTTTATCAGATAGTCGTTCATTCTCAGCCACGAGAAGAGACGATTCTGCCCAATATCGACGCCGTTCTGCTTTATAAGCTTCGCAAGGTCGCCGACTGGAATAGATGTCTTCGAGCTTTCTACAGCCTCAGCGAACAGCACCTTCGGAGCCTGAGCTTTTAGCTGATTTGCCATTCGTTTTGTTTCGTTGAGCATAAGCGTGATAGCTTCTCGCCCATATGTATTGCAGTCCGCAAAGTAGTAATCGACGAACTGTTTCGTATCATTTACATAGCCACCTGTCTTACGGATAACGGGCAGGACTTCGGCGGTTATCCAATGCTTAAACTCTTTTGCTTTTGGGAGTTTGCTTGAAAGGATAAGACTGTAAAGACCAGACTCGTTGATAAAGACTACTTCGCGGTTCTGACCTGACAGAACGATTCGTTCTGTCAGCTTATCTTCGTTGTCAACATGGTCGCGAATAGCCTTTTGGGTGTTCGTATATCCCAGAGCCGTTGCTACATCCTTGCCGATAAAATACGGCTCGCCGTCGATTTCAAGCGCTCTAACATTTCCAAGCTCTTCGTTCGTAAATAATGTCATTTTGTTCTCGTCCATTAATTTCCTCCTTTGATTTTCTTTTCTATCTCTTCCGCGAATCTTTTGAATCTTGGCAAAACCGAAACCCTCAGCTCGTCGTCGAGTTTATAGTAGATTGCTATTGGTTCGCCACACTGACTGCACCGAGCAACATAACCGACAAACTCCATGTTGTTTACACATTTCCGAGGCACAACCTCGTGAGCTATTAGAGTGAGAAGCTTAGACTTCCTCATTTCTTCTCCTCCTATACCTCAAAAGCTCACTGCCATATTTGTTTCTCACATATTCCCTACGGCTAACTCCGTATTTCTTCTGTATGTATCTGTCTACAAACTGCCTTTCGTTGTAGAGTTGCTGTTCGGTCTTGTAGAACCGACACCCGCCATATTCGCACAGCTTTTCTGTAAGCACAGCGCAGCAGCTTCCTCTGTCCGCAAAACATTTATGTCTATTCATAAAGTCCTCCAAATTCATCCAAGTTTTTCAATACCTTTTTCGTGTAGTGAGTAGAGTGAATATCCTGTTTCCATAGGCGTTTTGCTCCACCCTCGCCGCAGTTGTAAGCCATCAGCGCATCTGCAAGTGAATAGCGCTTTAGATACCCGCCAAGGATGTACACGCCGCTTTCGATGTTCTGTGCTGGATCAAACAAATCTGTGACACCCAACTCGTCTGTAAGCCACGATACATTACAAGCATTGATTTGCATCAAACCGTAGTCGTTGGTTGCGCTAATCAAAGTCGGGTTGAAATTACTTTCCGTTTTGATAACTGCTTTGATAAGAGCCGCCGAGACACCGTACTTCTCGGCAATCTCGGCAATTATTTCGTCGTATTTTGTTTTTGAATCGGCGGGTCTTTGTTGCTCTGTAGTAGAGGCGATTTCTGTTTCGGATTCAATTTCCGTTTTCAAATCCAAAACCGATTCGTTTTCAGTTTCGATTTCAACTACCTCTGCGCTCGGAGCTTCTACCGGCAAGGCATTACCGACCATAAGAAACGCTCCTATGCTCAGCACCAGAGCAAACGAAAGACCTTTTATTATTTTTGAATTTGACTTATACATAGGCATTAATTGTTATGTTGTAAATGTCTCTGTCCGTGCCAAAGTCGAGTATGTCCTCCATATCAGAGGCAAGTCTAACTTTCTCGACACGATATGTATGATTGAAAGGCGCTGTACTGCGTCCCCGATTCTTGACGCAGTTCCATATATCCCAAGTAGAGACGCCAATCTCTTCGGCGAGTTCTCGCATTGTGTCGCCCATAGCAAATGGAAGCTCATAATCGTCGTCGTCAACGGCAATGTAAACAATTTTAGGTTTCTGCATAATAAATTCCTCCTATTTTCTCGTTGACATTCAACCGCCCTTGTGTTATAATGACAATGGCAGGACTATGCCCCTATAAAAACACGCCAGTGTTTAGTATAAGAGCATACGAATGTCGTTCCTCCTCATCGAATTGGGAAGCCGTCGCCAAACGCTTTTACCCTTTCGTGGGGAGTCTTCTTTTTTTAGTCTTCTATTCCGCACAAAGACCGTATTTCTTCTACCGCATCAGTTATTATATCAAACTGTTCGCGGACATCTTCAACAAAGTCTTCTGCGTCCATGTGTTTTTGAGAACCTTTCAGATTCTCCGCCCAACCATCGAGTCGATCCTCTTCGTCATCTAAGATGTCGTTTGCAAATTCGACCCTATCGTTTATGTATCGAGCAGCTCTCGCGAGTGCTCTCTTGTTCTTACGAGTCAAGTATATCACCTCACTTTGTTGATTTACCAAAAACTATGAAAATAATTTACGCAACTTGTTTTTCGAACATTTCTTTGCAAAGCTCGTAAATTTCATTATTGGAGACCTGTTTTGAAGTAACCAGCTCGTTTATATCTGTCTTTCCGAGGACGAAATCTGATACCGCCTTTCTTGCTTCGTCGTATCTGAGGATTGTGTCTTTGAGGTAGCTCATCGTAATTCTTACATCTGAGTGTCCGAGCATACCCTGTAAGTCTCTCATAGCATAATCATTCGCACCGCCGTCGTGACAACACAGCACTATATTGGCAAATGATTTCCTCATGGTGTGAGACGAGATGTGTATCGGCAACCCCGCTTCCTTTCCCGCGCTTTTGAGATATCGTGAATAGCTTTGCTCCTGTAGTCTCCCGCCGTTGTTCTTCGAGAAGATGTAATCATCGGGAGAACAGTTGCGTCCGCCGAGCCACTTGCGATATTCTGTAAGCGTTTCCTTTATCGCATCTGAAATGAAACACCGATTGATTTTAGATGTCTTGCTCTCGACTACGGGTATACGGTCTCTGAACTCGCCGTCTTCGTCCATGATCCAACCCCATTTTAATTTAACGAGGTCACTTGCTCTAAGACCGAAGCAAATGCCGCAACGGAACATAGCCCAGTTTCGTATTCCCATTCGTCCTGTGTTTTTGAGCTTATCCAGTACAACACACATTTCATCATAGGAACGAATCGAATCCGCCGCATGAGCTATCGGAACGCCATCCGATTTTACACCGGACAACAGCCGCTCTTGCTTTTTCTCTTGTTCTAATCGCCGATTTGCTTTCCGCTCCTTTTCTGAAAATTCATTTTGAATCCGATTTGTTTCCCACAAGGATTTATATCTGTCTCGCTCTTCTGCTGTCTCGCGGAGGAGCTTTTTTAGTCTTGCGTTCTGGGCTTTCAGACTATCAATAAGTATGTCTTTATTAACATCAACACTGGTTATCTGACCCAATTCTGACGCTCCTTCCAAGCATTATACACTCGATTGAAATTGCCCTGAATACTGATAGGATAACCGCGATAACCCTGACGCCTTATCTCACGCTCTGCAAGAAGCTCAATCCACCAGTAAAGTACCTCTGGATCGCTCTCAAGAGCTGGAAGATATTCTTCCGGGAAGTGAGTGTTATCGCCTCTGTGCCACTCAGATTCATATTTATCTCTTAAATTTCCCCTCATCTCCGGAGGCGGTGCGGGGTTTGCCGCAATGCGCTGCCGCTCTCTATCTATTTCGTCCCAACGCTCTTTAACATCGGCTCCAACAAACACCGCCGAAGCACCAATCAGACCAAGAAATGAACCCAAAAATCCCATTTTACAAATTTCTCCTTTCATTAATCGAACTTTAATCGAACATTTGTTCCGCTTGCATTTTTTATTATAGTCCTAAAAAATTCTCTTGTCAACAGGGAATTTTTTCCAGTTGTAAGTTGTCACTTTTATCGGACACTCAAATCATTTTCCTTTATGAGTCGAGCCGCTATAACAGGACTCAGCTTAACCGTCGGCAAAGTAATTTTGCTTGCACCATTGCTCCAAGTTTGATGGCTACCGCAACACCTCACCTCCTTATAGCCGTTATCCCGTAAAATTCTCTTGAACTCTTTTACTTTGAATTGAGTCAATCTGACATACACACCTCCACAACAGCATAATTTCCAAACTGTTCACACTCCTTATCGAATAGATAATTTAATAGCTCTGCAAAGTCATTTCCTTTTCCGGCATATCCAAGCTTATTTGCGCTGTCCCGAATTGATTTCATCTTAGGACACGACTCGCAGCTATGTATTGAGCAGAGCTTGCTTCCGATATCGGAACAAGCCACAAACTCATCTCCATTTTTCGTTTTTGCTACTACTGTTTGATGTTCCATTTTTCCCTCCAATTAACAGCCGCACACTACTTTTTTTTTTCTTGTTATATCCGTCATAACCGATTCGTCGGTGATTTTACCCACTCTCCTTCCTAATCTCGATTTGTCTACCACTCTCAGTTGTTCACATAACGCTTCCGATTCATCTCTTACGCCCTGCTTACTTGTTATTTTGACGTGCGTCGTCGCCATAGACGGTTTTATTTTTGTTGATAAAGGCACGATAACCGTCGTCGGCGAGTGGGCATTTCCCACATCGTTTTGCACTATAATCGCAGGTCTTGTGTTCCGTTGTTCAGACCCCACTCCGTCCAGCGAAACCAAGTAGATTTCTCCTCTCTTAATTATTTTAATCTTCCTCTCCCATATTATTTTTTACTTACGATAGCTCAGATGCTATCATACACCTCAACGATTTCGGCTATCCGCAATCTGAGGTTGAAAACACTGCTTTCACCAGTGCCAGCTAGAACTGATTTTCAACCTTGTCCTGTGGTTCATGCTTCCTCGACAGACATCTGCATACACTATAAAAGCTGTATGCCCGAAGTTCCTGTCTCCACATGCGTTCGGCTTTCGCCTGTTCCGATGTGCCTCACCGTACAGTACATTTATTTTTACTACATTTCTTAAATTACTTCTAGTAACCGCAGGCCTTCCTGCTTGATATTGATAGCAGCATTGATATCTCGATCATGCTCTGCACCACAGTGTGGACATATCCATTTTCGAATACTCAAATCTTTTACATCTTCATTCATACATCCACAGACACTGCAGGTCTGTGAGGATGGATACCATTTGTCTACTTTTTGTAGGCATTTGCCACGTTCTTTCAGCTTATAGTCAAGCATGGTTACAAACATGCCCCATCCGTTATCAAGAGTGGCTTTGCCGTTGCCGAAGCCTTTGTTGGCAATAGCCTTCATGTTCAAGTCTTCAATCAGAATAGCATCATACTGATCTGCTAGTCTTGTACTCTCTTTATGAAGATAGTCCAAACGTTGATTGGCAATATTTTCATAAAGGTTTTGAACCTTTTGAAGCTGCTTTGAATAGTTATGAGACTTTGGCTCTCCCTTTTTAGAGCCAACTTTGTTTCTAAGCTTTCGCTGCTCTTTCTTCAGCTTGCTTTGAGCCAGTCGAAGCCAGTGCGGCGTATCAGGTGCATTACTTTCGCTATCTACATACAGTCCATCTGATTTGTAGTCCAGACCTAGAGCTTGGTTTTCACTCACAGGCACAGGAACTACATTTTTTTCAATGCTGTACGTAATAGAAACATAATACCTGCCATTCTTTTTTGATACCGTAGCCTGCTTGAAAGTGCAGTCTTTTAGAATACGATTGTCTGAGCAGCACATCCATCCAAGGAATGGCAGTCTTACCTTTCTTTCATCAGGATTGTAGTCAATATAGGCTTTATTTGTAGTCGTGTAGGACTGTCTGCTTGTTCGTTTGCTGTGGAACTTTGGAAAATTGGTTCTCTTCTTAAAGAACCCATCAAAGGCTTTATTGACCTGACGGCAGGCATACTTCAAAGCCTGTGAATCCGACTCCTTCAGCCACGGAAGATATTCCTTCATGTGCGGTAAAAGGTTCTGCATGTCATAATACGATAAGTGTTCATTACGACGTGCATATATCTTATTATTACGAGCAAGCATGTGGTTGTAAACATATCGGCATGAGCCAATGGTTTTGTCAATTTTTAAAGCCTGTTCTTTGTTTGGATAGATTCGCATTTTTAATGCTTTTATAATTTTCATGGCTCATACCTCCTTTTGTTTTTAATTTTCAACCTCTAATTGCGGATATCCTATATTTCTTCAGCCATTCTGTACCTCATCTCTAATTGCTTCTATTCGGTACGGCTCGTTGTACCGAATACCGTCTATTATCTCATCAACAAATTCATCATCAGCGAGCGACATATTAGCCAACAGATCAATAAGCTCGATAGCTTTATCACAGATTTTTACTTTGATATTCATTTACATTCTCCTTTTGTTTTCGTTTTTTAAATCAGAATCCAATTCCTTCTGGACTTCATTTTCTCGTCGTCTACCCGCTCCGTACTGAAACTCACACTCGCCGGATTGTCTAACACACACATTTCCGTCCATATGTTCACAATACACGCCGGTAAAAGCTCGTCTACAATATGTCGTGTTCAGTATCATAAACTCACCACCGTCTTTGCTTTCACCTTTTCGTCGCTCATTACCGCCGATGTCGCCGCCGCACACGGCTTCCAACAATTACCGTTGTGTACGCAGTTTTTGCAATATGTTTTCAACACTTCATACACCGTCATATCACGCTACCTCCGAATTTGTTTTAAATTCGCTAAGAGCTTTCACTACAGCTTTGTATGTATCGTTCTCTGCTGCCTTATCAACCTTACCAAGCATCTCTGCGTTAAGAGCGGCGAGCGCTTTCATTCTTGTGTCATATTTTTTAGGAATCCTCATACCGGAAGCAACATCGGTTACATACCATCCGTCACTCCGCTTATCAAAACCAAATTCGATTTCTCTTCCTCGTGGAGTTCTTACTACCTGTCCATAACCGCTGACCCGCTCAAAGTGATTGAGGGCTTTGGGGTCGTTCCTGTCAGATATCGCTGTGTAAAAGTCAAGTTTATACATTTTTATTTGCCTCCAAATCTCTTCATTTTAGTTGTCTTCCCAAACCAAAGCTTATAAGGAATTTCTTTTTCACTCGCAATAGTACATATTGACTTATCAGAAAAGCTATCCGAGAGATTACGAACAAGCTCTATGCAGTGACCCCTTCGCAGCTCTTCCTTAATTTTTTCAATCTGTGTGTACGGACGAATAGAATCCGGGCACACCTCAACTCTACGCATATTATGGTCGTCTACTTCGCCGCCCGCAGAAGTATTAAGGTTGGCTAAAGTATAGATATAATATCTGGGGTCATAAATGTAAGTCCCCTCATCATAAACGACACTGCCAACTACCGTCTCTCCCAAGTAAGTTTCACCGACATACTGATAATTTCTCTGTTTATTTGTCTGGTCAAAAACCATAACAGAAACAAACTTGCCCGAAGCTCTCATCTCATCAAGCTCTTTCTCTTTTTCTTTTCTTGTTTCTATATCAATATTAAATTGCTCTTCGAAACGATGATTGACATCTTTAAGTATATCGGCAAGGGTACGATTTGTATTAGCAGCGTTAGCCGCAGCAACCCCTATTGATTCTAATGCCTTATTTACGGTATCGCCATCTATGAGTAAGCCTTTGTTTTCATTACTCATTTTTATTTACCTCCGCTACATCACCGTCTATTAGCCGTTCAGCCGTCATAGTGTCATACTTAATACCCGCATATGCAAACTCGGGATTGTGTCCCACCGCGTCTGCCGATACCCAAACCAACCACCTATTAGCAGCTTCTCTCTTCGCCGTCTCTTCGTCGTCTGCTTCAATCTCATAGGTAACTCGTCCTGAATAGTTGAATCCCACAAGATATTCCATTTTGTTTTCCTTTCTTAAATAAAATCTGCTATGAGCATACTGTCACCCATAACCACATCAGAGCACCTCAGTGTGTCTAATATCGTTTTCTTAATAGCTTCGCTTGCGTCTTGATAGCACCACGACTCTTCCCATATCGAGCAAAACGACGCGCACCCTCCGCCGTAATAATCTGAGAACAGTATTAGGTCTGCTGAGTCAAACCCCGTATCTACAGCCTTTATTCCATACCAGCCGTAATTATCATCGCGCAACTCGTCGAAGCTTTTGTTTGCGTTCTCAGAGTCTATTACAGCGAAGTCACAATCTGGAAATCGACTACCCTCACGAATACATTTACGCGCCCTTTCTCCGAGATAATCACTCAGCTCGTTTACTGTGCAAACCATAGATTCATTTTCTTTTCTCATTTTCAATACTCCTCCGGCAACAGCATGGTCGTCACATTACCCTCGTCGCCGAAGTCTGTGATTATCCAAATCTCGCCCTTACTTGTGTTATATGCGGCGAGCGTTCGTCCATCGCCTACCCGAACCGCCTCGTCGTTTAAAGCCTTGTCCTCTTCGGGGATATCGCCCCAATCGCACTTTGTGTATCGCCCGAAAGCGTCGAGCAGCTCCTCGCAAATTTTACCGTCACCGAGTATATTTGCTATACCCTGCGTCATGACCTGCATTCCTAAATAAAATTTCAATTCCATTCCAAATTTAATTCCTTTCTGTTTATTATTTTGTTTCAGCATTTGTCTTTGTTTGGGCAAGTATCACAATCGTAACGCACCCAATGTCCATCGCCGTCCTTACCCATACAATCACTCTCGCCTTTGAGTTTTACATATATGTCATATGCTTCGTCTGTCTCGTCGTCTATGGGTTTATAATAAAAATCACAGTTTTCGTCTACACAGTTGTCGCTCCAAAACACACCGACATTATAACCGCAATCCTCATCAGCCCATTCCCCTTCAAACCTAACATCGTTTATGCAACATATTTCTGCAAGCTTATCGAGTACGGGTATAGGGCAGCTCCACGCCGTATCAAACCACAGCGTATTCTTGTTGTTGAGTGAAGAGTATTGCGCGTTCCATTTCGTGCCCCAATTCGCCACACTCCAATCATACCAATTATTTAAGCCGTACAGCTCCCTCTCCCTCTTGCCTAAATCACCGCGATAAATGTTGTCGGGCATTGGAATAATTTTGTTGAAGTCAATCATAGACCCATTTCCTTTTATGTACTGAAGAACCCTGTCTATATTCTCCTGATTTCCGTGAAACACAATTCGATTTGTTACCCAATTTGGCATTTTAATTCTCCTTTTGAATTAATATTATCGATAATCAAACATGGTTACGCGCCTCTTCTTGTCACTTCATAGTTTTTAGGGATTCTGTTTACCGGCACATATGTATATTCTATTTAACCCACCTTTGACTTTTTGAAATAATCTTTTGTTGGTTTAACAAGTGTCGCTATTGCACCTGCGCATTCATCACAAGGCCAACACCAATTGGATGATTCATTATAATAATAGCAACTTCTGCATCTCTCTTCTTTTTGTGCACATGTCATGCTTATCCTCCTTTCACCATTTGGCCCACCTTGACTCGTTAAATTTTTTCTTTTTGGCAGATTGCTGAGTGCGTCTGGACTCTTTTTCTTTTTTATATTCTCATAGCAGCGCTCTCGCCATTCCTTTGCCCACTCACACTCCGTAGGGGTAAGCATATCAAGTATTCCTTTCGGACAATCATAGTAACCGGGACCAGCGCTCTCATCCATATCCTTGTAAGAAAAGTTAAAATAGTCTTTGTTGTTAACGGACGTGAGCATTACCACTCCAAAAACACTTTCCTTTTCGGGCTTGGCTCCCGTTTTGAAAATGGTTTTCTTTACAGCGGCATAGTAAGTGGAGCCTACCATAGCAGATTTGAGCACTTCATATCTCCCCTTGTTGCCTACCATATCGCAATTCATTATGCTGTCGCACTCTGCTTTTCTATCTATTTTGCCGTTCTTATAGAACGACGCGTGATAACTTGTCCATCCCATTTTAAAATTCCTCCTTGTAAGAAAAGTTAAAATAGTCTTTGATTACTTCTTCAATTACATTATTATTTTTGTCCATCCAGTATGTATTCGCGCCCAATTTTTCTTTCTTATACCCTTTGCTTAACATTTGGTATTCCTGCTCCGCTACTGGGTCGTGCCATTGAAGCCCTCTTGCCTTATAGAGCGGAATCCAGTGTGCATCGTAGAAATCGTAGCCCGCTCCGTCTATGCCAAAGAAATATCCGAACTCATCAGATTCGTAAATTCTAAACCCGCACTCCGACATGATTTTGATTCCATTTCCTTCTTCAAGCCACCAATCATCTGCGGAGTCGCCAAACGACCACATTGTACCCCACATCGGAAGAGTATCATCGTACTCGACCTCAAAGTTGTCCACATCGACGGATACTATCGTTCCGTCATAGAGCTTGACGCACCAGAGGTCGGTTTCCTCGTCGTAGCTCTGAAGCTCGCCGGAGTGCTCCAGAGTGTCCGTTTCGTCCGGCAAGTCGTAGACATACACTTGATCGCCGATGCTCGGCAATGTAACTTCTCTCCAATCATCAATATCTGCTTCCATCATCTTTTCAATCATGCCCTGCGGGATAGCGTTCATTTCGTGAACCCAGCGCTCAGTCGCATCTTTGATTGTTAAACCATTTTTCATTTTTAATTTCCTTTCCTTTTATTCTTCGACTTCGACCATAAAGCTGTTGTCCGGATCCATTTTACAAGGCACTCCATTTGCGCTTATCGCCACATATTCAAACAACGGAATTACCATTAAGTATTCGGAGTCGTATACATATACCGTTCCCGAATCATCCACAAAGAAATCATCTATCTCCTCTCCGACGTCAATCCAGTCACCGTCTGACGATTGAAGGTATGCGTCGTCTGGTATAAGTGACACTTCCTTGGACACAGGCTTGACTTTACTCTTAGATTTGGATTTGTTTTTGCTGTCATAGTAGTCATAATTATCGTACCATCCGCCGTAGCACCAATTTCCGCTATCCCAACTTCTATCGTATACGAGCTCCTTCCATTCGAAGAAATTGTTACACTCATTTGCTATAAGCTTCTTTGCTCTCTCAACCTGTGCGTACATTTGCGGGATAGAAACAAATTCGTGCTGAGTGTGAGCGTTATAATATCCACACGACAAATTAACGGCGGCACACCCGAGTACCGGCGCTATATCCACTATGTCCGAATAAGAACCGTAGTCTCGCTTAAATCCGTATTTTTCTACCGTTTCAGCAAACACCTCGTTATCAAGCTCATAATAAACCGCGTCCCTTTCATGCGCTCGGTCAAATTCGATTATGAAATTGATTTTTGGTTTTATTCCACTCGCGCAAAACTTTCCCGCACCCACGCCGCCGATTTCCTCATCCTCCGTAAAGAGCACATGACACCGCAGTTCTTTGATAATTTCGAGAATCATAGTGATACCACACCTGTCGTCTCCGCCTATTCCGAACGGAGACATCATTATACTTTTATCATCGGACATACAAATGATATCCGGTGTATGCTTATGTACCGTGTCCATATGAGCAACAAGCAGAACTGGGATTTCACCCTCGGCGTACACGAACCCGTCTCTCACTATCGGCGAATACCCCTTGTCCCTAAGATGACAAACCAACGCCGCCTTGAGCTTGTCCTGCGGGAACTTAAATATGTTAAGCAACTTCATTTTCGTTTTCCTCCTCGTTTTTCTCTTTCATATATTCTTCATAGCAGTTTCTACACATACAAGTGTCGTCCACAAAATGAGCTTCGTCTTTCCACTCATACTCGCCGCACCTCTCGCAATACACCACATTATCATCAAAAGCATCGTCGCACATCGTGTAAGACTCCCCATCTATATAAACATCTCGCTCGAAGTCGTCGCTCCTATAGCCATACCTGATCTCCCACCGCTCATGAACCTCACACCAGAAGCAACAGTCCTCACAATAGAGTTCTCCGTCTATTTCGTGCAGATTGTCTTCATCGCCCACTGAGCAACCACAGCGATAACAATGATTTCCCTCGCAACAGTCAATACACTGTAACTCACTTTCTTTGTCATCATAAGTGTTCATCAAGTCGCCGCAATCGACACAATAGGAATCTCCACCGATATACAAACCTGAATTGATTTTCGATTCCATTTCCTTATTGTATGTAAAAACACATTCATCGGGAAACCCATAATAATCACGGTAGTGAAAACTATTGTCGTGGGTTGTTATAAGCTCATCCCAATCGCAATCTACTTTCTTCCACAGATTCGGTACTTCAAGACAAGTTGACATAATATCCTGAACAACAGCCCTATAATCGCGATAATTTTCGCTGGTTGAATCTCCGCCCTTCGGGTACAGACGGGACTGTAGAAGTAGACCGTTCTGGTAAAAGAAGAGCTGGCGAGTAATTTTCTCTTCCATAAACCACTCGTCGCCCGTATAAGATTCGGGGAGTGTATAGAAAATCATACTCGTGCCGTCGTTAGCATAACTCAGCGTTCCCGCCTTATAACATCCCCGATACGCACCGTTGCTGTTAATAAAGTGACAACTGCTCCACGAATTTCCGTTTGACATCAGAAGGAAATCACAAATATTCGCACTTAAAACTGTTATGCGCTTAATCTTGAGCGGATTCGTGTCATCGGCAACAACAGCAAATCTCTTGTTGTAGCTGTCATAATTTCTGTCACCGTTTTCGTGAGGGTCAACAAGCCCCGTTGCGTCGAATTTGTAATCGTCGCCAACGGGGTATTCTTTAAATATGTTATTGATAACACGGCTTCGTTTCATTCCGGAACGAATTTCCTTGTAGTAACCGATCTTGTTTATCTTTTCAGCCTCTTCTTCGCTAATCTCTTTCGTTACATTTTCTGAAATTGCGAGAAGAGCAGAGGTTACTATAGAGCTATGATTAATGCCATGTTCGCTTATCTTTTTATCGATGTATGACTCAAGTTTTTCAAGGTCATATCTGAATTTACCCATGTCTGCCGAGCGTATTTCATCTCTAAGAAACACAATCGCTTTTGCTTTTTCATTCCACATAGGATGCTTCCGCAGAAGTTCAAATACCGGTTCCTTCTCATTGAGCCACGCGCTAACATTGGTTCTTATCCCGCTTATCGTGTAATCATGGTCTACACCGATAGTATCGAAAATCTTCTTGACCTGCTTTGTGTAATAATCAACCTCTGCCGTAAAGCTATTATGTTCTTCCATAAACTTTTTATTTTCATTTTCAAAATACATTTTAAATTCCTCCTGATTTTTAAATTATATTTCTGTTATGTATTCTCTTTCTGACGCTTTCTTGAAGACTGCGGGGATAAGCTCGCTTGCAAAACACCAAAGACCATGTCCGTCTGCGCAAATCCCGTTACAAGTATGTCCTGAAATCTCTTCATCGAAAGCCACGCCTATATACGAACTACACACATTACAGATCGTTCCAAGCTTTCCTCCCGATGGATAATTTTCAACGTCCTTTATACACCTAACTCTATCGCCAACCTTGAAACTGTTTTCCATTTAGACCTCCTTCTTGATAGCAAACTTAACGCAAGTTGTGTCATTCCATGCATTAAGATTACTGCTAAACAAGCCCGCGTCGACTCGACGCGAATGAATATCTCGCACAACAAATGGCGTATTTTTTAATCCAGTCGAGAGACGAATAGGATTATAAATAGAATTCACTATCTTGAAACTACCCATCTTGTCCCAATGTTTTCGCCAATCATCAAGAGATATCGGAAACGCTTTTCCTCTTCGCGAAAGATATTCCTTATCATCTCCAAAATCCTCCATACTCCAATCATAGTCCACCATGATAGAATGATACTGTGCCAAGAACGAGTCAAACGATTCATTATTCCACCGAATCGGCTCCGAAATACACCAAGCCAATCCATTGTTCCGTTCAATAACAACTGCCTTAAGCCCATTGATTGTAAAAGTAGAACCAGTTTCCGTTTTGCTCACAATCTCAACAATCTGCTCCGGCGTCGCAAAAGTTAATGTTTCTCGCTCGTTGCATTTCTTGAGCGTCGGTTCGGGTGTTGATTTACCAATAAGCTCCAAATCATCTTCACCAACCCACAAACCCAAACCATATTCACATAGTCCGCCAAGACTATGTGCGCCCGGTACATAAGAATCAAAAACCACCCCTATATTGTTTCCGGATATTGTGGCTATCGTTCCGCGAAGGAATTTAATCTCAAAACCATATATATTTCGGATAGCTCTTACTCGATCTCCAACCTGAAATCTCATTTCATTTTCCTCCTGAATTTTAATTTAATTTCTGAATCATCGTTCTCGCCATATTATCTACAGCGATATAACTGGAAGCCGTCGCCAAACGCTTTTCATCTTCGGTTGTCAGACTCACGCCCAATTCCTTTAGGACTTTGATTTTGTGTTTAACGAACCTTTTCATTCTGTCTTCTTCTGTCAACCGCAGCCCTCCTCCTTCTGTTTATGATTTTCTTCGCAAGCCATCGAGCTACGGCATCCTCCATCCGTTCCTCGAAAGCTATAATTTTACCCTCGTGCCACAGCGCATACAAAAACGCGACGACGAAGGCAATTTCAATTACAGTGGTGATTGCAAATCTCAATTCCATTTTGATTCCCTTTCTGATTTAAAATAAGTTTGTACCGTTTTGTCTATACGCCTCATTCCATTTTCGCGCCAGTTCCTCCGCCTCTCTACGGCTTTCGCATAAATGGCATATATCAGCGTTGTATCTTTTAAGTATGGCGATTAAGTTATTACCCGTCGCTATCGTGTCGGCGAAGGCGAAATACTTTCCGTTTTCGGCAGTGACAACCACAACAAAAATCATTTTCATTTCAAATCTTCCACTCTCCGCATATGTTTCCGTTGCTGTCTATCACCTTGCCGTCTGTTCGCCCTTCGGCTACAGCTCTGCTTATCTGCCCGAAAATTCGGTCAAGCTCAGCCGCCGTGGTGTAGTAGTCGGCATATTCATTTTCCGCGTCACAGTCATAAAAAGCAGCGTTCCCGGTTTTGATTTCGATTTTCATTTTGATCTCCTTTCAGAAATTAACTACCATTTTCGCGTTGTGAACTGGACTCACCAATTCGCCGCCAAAACAGACTAACTGCCCAGTACCAACTCTAACAGCGTTGTACTTTGCTAACCCGCTTACCCTCATATAGTAATCGCCGTCCTCGGTACGAAACACATCTCCGCAGCGTATTTCGCTAAAATCTATCCAATCTTTCGTTTCCTCTCTGATTTCCATTTTGTTTTCCTTTCTGATTTTAAATTATCACTATATTTTAAACACTTGCGGATTTGCTGTTGAACTTATTGGCTTAACAAATACAGAGCTTGTATCAAACACCTTTTTGGCTATGTACTCTGCCTCGTCGATATTTGTAGCAAAAACAATTATCTGTCTATTGCCCTCATATTTCCTATACGCCACAAATGTGTGCTTTGCAATAGCGACATACGCCTCGTCATTCGTCATTTTTTTCATTTCCTTTCTGATTTTAAATTTAGTTGCCGAGTTTGGTTTCCCTTTCACGGCGGCTCTATCTTATATCACGACTTCGATTATTTACCAAAATCTTTTAAAATTTTACGCTACATTTTTTCGTATTAGCTAAAGCTATACTTCATACTCAACATAAATATCGCCGTTAGGCATATATACGCACGACCACACGCAGCCGCGCTCATATACAGCCCGTTCGGCTACACACATAGCATCATCGAGATTGTCGAAATGCTTTCCGATTACCAAACCGTTTTGCTTTTCAACTTCGACCCCATAGGTGTTATAACTCATGATCCGATTTCCTCCTCACATAGATTTACTCGCGCCGTGTGACCGTCGCCCCAGCGCACCAATACAAGAGCGGATATGCTATTTCCGTAGATAATAATTCCACCCGTTATGTATGCCGTATACTTTTCGCCGTCGTTTTCAAAACGGATTTTCGTTTCAAATCCGACTTTCCATATCACTCCCTTTACAAACTTTTCGTATGACATAGTAAAATATTTGCTCCTTTCATTTTCGTTTTAATTTTGTAGTATTTAGATTATGTTTTGAGAATAGAAACACTCCGGGAATATAATTTCATTACCAATTTCCGAGGCGATTTTCTTTAGCTTATTTCCCGCAATTCTTCGAGTATTTCATCTTCTCCGAATACGCGCTTTACTTTTTCCCATTCGCAGCAACACGCCTCCCAAATCTTATAAGCGTTCGGATTTCGCGTTAGTCTGCCGAATTCGTTTTCGGTTTCGGTTTCATACCCAAATTCCGAACAAAAATCCTCATAGTCACCGGGGTCATACTTCGTCAAACACGCGAGAATGTCGTAGCAAGTCGGCGTAAAATGATGTTCGCGGTTATATATTGAGTCCCAAAACAAAGTGCTCATATACTCGCCGCTGATTTCGTTTTTAATATAGATGTAATAGCGATTCCGTAACTGAGTTTCACCCCATAGCTGATTTGCTTTTACATCGCGGAATGTGATTTTCATTTCGATGTGATTTCTTTTCAGAAAATCAATTGCCTCCTATTGGTATGTATTGACCGGCATTTAATATCCCTCCTCTTCCATAAACTCGCGGAAATCGTCTGTCAAAAGCTGATTCCCATAGTAATTTGTAAACAGTCTTGCAACCGTTTCGCCGTCGAGATTGCAAAGTACATCCCAAATTTCAATCTGAATTTCATCCATGATTTTCAATTCCTTTCTGTTTTAGATTTTTGGATATAAAATCCCCGTCAAAAACTGATTTTCATTTCATTTCAGACGAGGATTTTTAATTTTGATTTAATTTCACTTTTGAACGTAAAATTTTTTTATGCCGCTTTTGTTGCCTTTGCCTTTGTCTGAGCCTTTGCGCTCGATTTTTTCGCGGATTTTCTCGCGGATTCAACAGCCCCGGCGGGTTTAGGGTCTATCTTGCCGCTTGCGCGTTCTTTCTTTTCCTTGAACTCGATATTATAGGACTTTTCGGTAACTATTCGGTGAAGTATTTCCGCGATAAGCTTTTCGAGATACTTCGGGCGAGCCGCCGCAACACTCAGAACGCCGCGCCCCTTCTTCGCGTAGAGGGACAACAGATAACCTACATCATGAGAATTTGCTTTATAGATGTTGCCCTTTTCGCCCTCTGCATAAAGCATAGAGTCAATTATCATCTGTAATTGCTTGAGCAGTTGTGTGTTGCTTGTCGGCGTTTTGCCGAGATCGATATCGCGGGCTTGTGTAGGCGTGGCAAACTTTTCCGCGACTGTTTTCACATCCGCGCCGATACTCTGCGCCGTTCTCATACAAAGTAAACGATTAAAAGCCGCGACTTTGTAAACCCATGCAGATTCCGCGCCGAATTTCTTTCCGCGCTCGACAAAGAATGATTCAAGCGCAACAAAATCAAGCGGGCGTTCAGCCGTGACGAGTTCACGCGATTTTATGCCGTTTTCATCCTCTTTGTCTTTGTGTTTCAGCGTCTCGAAAGTTAGAGCCGTCGCCGCCGCAAGCATGGGCGCGGGGTTGTCGAGCAGTTCAAGCGCCGTTGCATGAAACGCGGCGCGGGTATACTCTTTTTCAAGCTCTGATGTTTCATTGTCGAGCTTTTCGAGCTCTGCCGCCTTTGTGTCGTCGGCATTTATTGCCGCGTTGTAGGCGTTAGCGCGTGTTTCAAGATCTGTTCTGATATCCGCGATATTCCGTAATGCTTTCTTCTCTGTTGTCTTTTTCATGATTTTTTACCGTCCTTATTTAAAATTTTTATATGCTTTTAGCACATTAAAAAACGCGTGAACATATAACAGCTCACGCGCTCGAAATGTGTTAAAATGTCCTATTGTACCAACGTATCAATTGTTACCCGTCGCCGTGCATTTTCCAAAAATGAAACATTAATATCCCCGCTTTACAATAAATATTTATTCCTAAGAATAAAAATTACCGTCCGTTGTTCGTATTTCCTGAGAAATAGCGCGGGCGGTGTAAAGCTAAAATATCAATATAGCATTAATGCACGGTTTATTTTTTTCTTATTGCCGATATACTTATCGCGTATATATCAAACACCAACGGCAAAGGAACTCAAAAGATTCGGACGGCTTCCAACCGTCCCCGGACTCTCCACTTTAGCACAACAAAATCAAAGTATTTAAACAGATAATGCACCCGCTTAAATGGCAGTTATTTCTTTGACCTTTTACGGACTTGTGATAAAATGCCTTTATTCGCCCCGCATAGCGCCCCTATGCGGCATGGTAACGGTTGAGAGTATCCCGCCGCCGTTACCGATATTTTACAATATTATCGCATACGATAAGCGCGTCACGGCACGCGCCGCCCCGGGCTGATAGCTATAAAACCGTCGTAGCGTGATAGCAACATCAAAGTATTGCAAGGGCATACAATAATATTTATGTATTCCGTTTGTCGCGTATCATTCCGCCTATAAAATAAGCCGATTGACCGCGCTTGACTTTTAAACCCCCTTATTATATAATGGTGTATATTCGGATGACTGTACTTTACAAGATACCCCACGCGCCTTGTCCGCACGGCTCAACGGCTCGTTGTCGGCGGCTTGTCCGTCGGGGCTGTCCCTTGAGTACGCCCATATAATACCACGGAATCTCTTGATTATATACTCAAAAAAGAAATAAAAGCAAAGAATTTGTGTATTTCTGCATCTTTGTAACTATTGCACATATAATCATATATTTTGGAGGCATTACATTGTCTAACATCAACAACTACAACAACGCTATTATTGCGGAGAAGATAAAAAAAGAGTGTATGCGGCAAAATATAACAATAAAAAGTATGCTAAAAGAATTAAACATCAATGTGAACGCCGTGCAGCAAATGCAAAAAAATGATAGCACGCCTAACTATAAATCTATTGCGCGGATATGTGATTATCTTAATATATCCGTTGACACTCTACTCGAACGCCCGATCCCTGAGCCTGAGCCCGTGAGCCTGAGTGCAGCTATTAACACCGTAGCCGCTGCCGCGCATATATCCCCCGATGCACTCCGCGCCGTGCTGCACCTACCAATCAACGATAAATAATTCTTGCGCAGAATAATAGATGTTCGTGCGTCTATTAGGCGGCACAAGTGCCGCCGATGGGGACGGTGTAGCCGTCCCGACATTATAGGTATATATACCTACCTATAGAGCGAATATATAATATATAATATAATACCTATACACATTGGAATTTATCTTTTGGTGTATAGGTATTTTTTTATTTTAGCATATAAGATGTAATTGACGTGTTGACGGTGATATTATGCAGTGTTGACGTTGACGTGTAGACGGCGTTGTAAATACAACAAAAAATAATGCTTATATAACACTAAAATATCATAGCTTGTATACCTCGACTATATAGGTATAATAATCCATAAAATACGCCTTTATGGATTATCCCCCGTAGGGGGGCTATTTTAAACCTATAGTAGAAAAATAATCGTGAAAAACCGCTTAGTTAATCAACCCCACTCACACGTCGTCAAAATAGACCCTCAGAACTACACAAATCCAGCCCATAGTGGAGGGTATCTTCTACGGGTCAGGTAGATTGGTGCTTTTTAAAATTTTAAAAAAACTGGTAAAAGCCCGCTCTACGCACAAAGTTACCCCTACGAGCATCCGAGATAAAGATGTGGTACAGGCTAAAATCCCTGAAGTCTACCTTACGAGCGGTCTTTCGTCGGTGGTATAAGCCTATAGACCCATCAGGGTTGGTATGTACAGGCTGACGTCTTCGAAGAAAGCTTCTACAAGTTCTATATGTATACGATCGTCTTACGCGCCGAAGGGCGCGTTTTTTTTATTTATGTTTATCGCTACGCGCCAAGCTTCTACCCTCTACTTCTGTTAATAATTTATTCATAAATTTAACCTTCAGATTTTGGTAAATCAGCCAACCTCGGGTGTAAGGTATATACATAACATGGTGGTACAGGCTACGGCGTAAGCCGTTTCAAGGCAAATCCGAGGTGAGCGACACTAATAAGGCGAACGGAAACGGAGCGCAGCGCAGTTAAAGGCTTGCTGAGTTCGCCTTAAGATGGAGCGAACCGAGGATGCAGTCTTCCTTTAGAAATAAGGCGAAGCCTTCCACCCGCCTACGGAGATGTTTGAGGGAGGCGTCAGCGGTATCTCCGAAGAGAAGTTAGCGAAGCTTGCGAAGAGAACTTCTCCCGAGGTGGTATAGCGTAGCCTCCCGCCTACTCCGTAGACGGAATTATGTGGCGAGCAAGGACACGTTAGTGGACTTGTGACCTTCACATAACACAAAATTGTTTTTTAAGAGAGGGGGTGCTCAGATGCCTTGATACACAAGGGCTGTGAGCCAGTTTAAGACATTTTTTTTACAAAAACTATTAAATTCTAAGGAGGAACTATTATCAGCGTAAAAGTATGCGATGCGATTATGGGTACCGGCAAAACCGAAGCTGCCATTACCTATATGAACGAACACAAGGAGAAGAAATTCATTTACATCACGCCGTATCTGGCGGAGAGCAATCGTATCAAAGAGGGCTGCCCGGAGCTGCACTTCGTCGAGCCGAGCAACAAACTGAGCGAATACCATTTCAGAAAGACAGAGCACACAGCAGCTCTTATAAGCGAGGGGCGCAACATAACGACAACCCACGCGGCTTTCAGAAATTATAACCGTGATACGCTGGCAATGATTAGAGAGCTTGGCTATACCCTCATCATAGACGAGAGCTTGGATATTCTTATCGAGAGTCAAATGAAGACCAATGACATTGGCGGACTTGTCGCTACAGGCTTTTTAGAATCAGACGGCACGACATATCGGGCGACAGACAAGCTGTACGACTCAGGTAAATTTGAGGACGAGATGAAGATGTTCCGCTCCCGCGATATTTTGTGTGTTGATGGACAAAAGGGGCAGAAGCTTTATTATTGGGCTCTGCCGCAGGAGCTGTTGACCTCGTTCGATGAGGTGTTCGTGCTAACGTATTTGTTTACCGGACAGGCGCTTTGCTATTTTATGAAGATTTATAAAATCCCCTATACATATATAGGTGTGTCGCTAAAGGACGGCGTTTATCGCTTCTCAAGTAGCACTGACTATGTGCCGGAATACACCAAGCACATCAAAGACCTTATACATATAGTAGAGTCGCCAAAGCTCAACCGTATAGGCGACCCGCCCCATGCGCTGTCTATGAATTGGTATCAGAGACGCAAGGCTGGTGAGGACGGCGAACTTAAGACAGTAAAAGACCATATATTTAACTGCTATAACAATATATGGCGCGGGTGCAAGGCGGACGAGCGTATGTGGGGAACCTATAAGAGCGCTTGCAACAAGGTGAAAGGCAGAGGTTACACCAAGAGTTACGTCGTCTTCAACGAGAGGGCTACTAACTCATATATCAACAAGAGGTATCTCGCCTACGCCGTTAACTTGTTTATGAATGTCGCGGAGAGGCGTGTGTATGAGAAATTTGGTGTAGAGGTAGACCAAGATATGTACGCTCTTTCAACTATGTTGCAGTGGATATGGAGATCGGCTATAAGGCGTGGAGAAGAGATATGGTTGTATGTGCCGAGCAGAAGAATGAGGACACTTTTAAAAGATTGGATGGAGAGGGTTCAGAATGGAGATAAAGACGAAGACGATTACGAGTAAGATATCTGTGAGTGAGCGAGAGACGCACATATATAGAAGTGGCGACGGATGGACGATGGACAGCACCGTCCCGAAAGACTTCAATGCCGCGCTGCGTAAAGGCTGGACACCTGTAGAGCAGACGGTTTACGACGACGGCACTGTGTGCGGGATGATTCTAAAGGCTATTCCTTCCGCAGTTACTATAAGAAAGAACGCCGCTCGAAGCATTTCCGAAGAACAGAAACGCAAGGCGACGGCGGCGTTAGCGAAGTACAGGGCGGAGAAGTGAGGCGGAGCTATTCGACAAAAATGTCGAATAGTCTCGTAATGATAGAGGTGGTGTAGCGAAAAGTTATCCCATCTGCAAATTTTAACATTATAAACAAAGGAGAAAATGAAATGAATGAATTGACAGTATTTAACAATGAGGAGTTTGGAGAAATCCGCACCATAACTATTGATGGCGAACCGTGGTTTGTAGCGGCTGATGTGTGTGCGTACTTTGGTGTATCAAACAGGAACCGTATTATGCAATCGGTGGACGCTGAAGATAAGGGGGGTACGCAAATGGACACCCCCGGTGGAGTTCAGACCGTAGCTATTGTAAATGAGTCTGGGCTTTATTCGGTTTTGTTTGCCCTACAACCTAACAAGGCGCGAGGAGTTTCTAAAGCATATATAGAAGACCGTCAGGATAAGCTTCATAGGTTCAAGCGTTGGGTTACACACGACATTCTTCCCGCCATCCGTAAAACAGGCGGTTACATGACCGATGAGCTTCTCGCTAAATGTCAGAAAGACCCCCATGTCATGTTTGCGTTTGCAGAAGAGCTTCTTAAACTGCGCGACAAAACGAACGCGTTGGAATCAAAGCTCGATGTCGCTCAGCCGAAGGCGGACTTCTACGACACGTTTGTTAGCCCTAATAAATGTACAGGGCTTCGAGACACCGCCAAAGAACTTGGTATCTCTGAGCGTAAGTTCGTTAACTTTCTGATAGATGAAAAGTACCTGTACCGCACTCCGACCAAACAGCTTCGTCCTTACGCAAAGAAGAGCAACGAGGGTTTGTTCGAGACAAAAGATTGGTACACTAAGTCGGATATCGTATCGGTAAGGGTGCTCTTTACACCGCAGGGCAAGCAGTTCTTCCACAAGAAGCTTATAGAAAAGGGGTTTATCGGCGCACCTATGGTATGCGCGTGAGGGGGGTGAACTAATAGATAAATGGATTAGTGTATTTGATGAAAAGCCAGAATTTCCGAATGATAGTTGTTTGATTATGGTACTTGAAGATGAAAGTTATGGTAAAATGACGGATCTGCGTGTCAAAGTATGTGAAGGGCTTGTAGGGTGCGGTGGTTATATTCCAGCTGCAAATGGAGAATATGGTTTTGATACTTTAAATGATTGGGATGAAGGACAGCCTATTTGTGTAACACACTGGATGCCGTTTCCACAGCCGTGTGAAATTAGTAAAGAAAATATGGTTAACATGCTTAAAGACACACCAAATTATTGCAAGTTAAAAGAAAGAAAATCAAACAGTACAAAATAAATAAAGGCGGTTAAGTGAATGGGATCAAAAGTATTTAAGTACATAAGAGATGAAGAAGAAAGACAAGCCCACTAGCATTATTAATAAGGAGGTCAACAAATAATGACAGACGGGATGGTAGCAATGTTGGTCTTTTTTATTTTGCTGTCTTGTACAATCGTGGGTTCTATTTTAGAAGTAACTCTGCCTTACACTCACAGACGCATAACCAAGAAGAGTGATATGGTAAACGATAAAGAGCGCTTCGTGTGTTCCGCTTGTCATACAGAATGGATATCTTCACGCGAGAGGGTTGCAGTGTGGTCTAAGGACGACCATGTTGTAATTGCTGACGATTGTCCGACTTGTGGAAAGACCTGCACCATTCATTGCGGAGAAGAGTGGAGAAGGCTAAGCTAAATACATAAAAATAAAACATTGAAACTCGGGGTACAAGTTACCCTACCGGGACACTTTAAACCAAAGTTTATAGTATGTAGACAGCAAAACTCGAACGAAAATGAGTATGGCTGATATGAGGAAAGGTGTGAACGGCATTTTAAAGAAAGGATTAGAGAAAGAAGTTGAATAGAGGGTTTTGTGAAGGTTGCCCGTGGATTAACCGCTGCGGCAACGACGACAACGACTACCCCTGCCACGGCAGTTGGGATGAGGTCGCTTACATAGACTATGGAAATCAAGCCATAAATACGGATATGGATGAGGAGAATTAACTATAGGTAATACAATATATATACCGGGTATCGACGCTAAGGATATATACATAACAAATGAGCTGTACCCCGACACAGGTTATTCGTTGGTGGATAAAGACGGCAAGGTCAATTATAGACGATACGCCAACACACTCGATTACAGTTTAGATCAGATAAAACTGCGCGAGGTTTATGAGAAAGTGTACCGCCGCACTAACTTCAGCTTTTACGGAAGAAAGAAAGAGTATACCTCGCGTGTAATAAATGTAACCTTTAAATACTCGGTGGCGGAGTTTAATAAAGCCGGCAGAAATAGGTATATTCGCTTTGGATATAAAGACTCAGACCTTAACTTCAATGACTGCGTGGCTATAAAAGACGGCGAGCTGGTGGGAATAATACTTGGACAGCCTGTGGAATATCCGGTATCTGACGAGGTGCTCGGTAAATACTTCGGTTTTGAAGGTGGCGTATACACGCTTATCAAAACACCTAAGACGCTGAAGAGCACAGCGGAGTTGCGCAGGACACTGTATAATGACGGCTTTGTGTGTAATGGAGTAAGGTATGTCAGGTGGAAGAGGTCAAGCGGCAGTTCTCGCGTTGGCAAGTGTCTCTTTATTGACGAGAAGCTGTATGCTCGTATGCACAAGTGGGAGATGTGTGGACTGAAAGTCGCCGAGGGTGAAGAGGTAGACCTTGCTGCGCTTGAGTCGTATATCTCTCTGCCGTCAAGCTCTATTATTGATATACTGGAAATAAACCCCGAGAACATTCTCGTGATAGACGACTACGAGAGCAAATTCTTCGATAGGGTTATGTCCGTCAGCGAAGATGGCGACCACCTAATCGCCGAAGAAAAAGACGAACAGATAACCAACTCTATCTGGGACGGACAGGGACTTATAGATATATCAGCTATGGGCAAATACAGCGATAAGGGCATGATACTACTCCGCAACCTCTTCTTTAAATGCTGTTGCTTCAATACAAACTTGCAGCAGTGGTTTGCCGACCACGGCATAACAGAGGTAAGCCAGCTAAAGGGCTACACTAAAGCGAAGCGTGTGGAAGATATAAAGATAGTAACCACGCCGAGCAGCATCAAGTATCTGAAGTTCGGGACGATAAACGATTGGATGAAGCACATCGACAATACTTTTGGCGTTGTTAAGTATGATAAGCCAACTCACTTCTTTGATGGACGCATGGTGCAGACGCACTATCAGCTTCTCAACAGCTTGCAGATGGACAAGGCTGAGACGGCGGCGTTCCTCAAGGAGACATTTGACTATATGACAGCTATTAGAACAGACCCCGCAGTTCTGCGCTACCATATCAAATATCCGATAGAAGACGAATTCGACATCTCCCCTGCCGAGTCGAAGAATGATGTTGTATATAAGCTTCTCGGTCTCAATGACAGGTTTGCGCAGACGAAGCTTTATCATGACTTCAAGATAGATATTCTTAAGTCTTTTACAAAAAATCTTAGGCTCGGTCATGTGCTTGTCGAGGGCAATTACGAAACCTTGTTTGGCAATCCAATCGAGATGTTACAGGCGAGCATCGGCAAGTTCGACGGCGTGTCGGTGCTGGGTGTTGGCAACATACACACGAAGAGGTTCGGGTACGGGCAGAGGCTCGTAGGTTCGCGAAGCCCCCATATCTCAATGAGCAATGTGTGGGTTCCGACGAATGTGGAGTGTAGCGAGATCGACCGCTACTTTAATCTGACGAACGAGATAGTCTGTATAAACAGTATTGGCGAAAATGTCTTAAACGAATTATCGGGTTGCGATTTTGATTCAGATACCTCGCTTGTTACGGATAATCTTCACCTTATCAATGCCGCGCTTAAGAACGAAGGCAAGTTTTTGATAGCGGTTCCGGATGTCTCGTCCGTTAAGAAAAAACGCAGATACACTCACGACGAGCAGGTTGACCTTGATGTTAAAACGAGCAACAATCTTATAGGCGATATCATCAACCTCAGTCAGGAGCTCAATACCCGCATATGGGATGTCCTTAATCGTGGTGGCAGTTATAGTGATATTGAGGAAATATATAAAGATGTATGTATCTTGAATATTATGAGCGGCATTGAAATCGACAAAGCAAAGAAAGAGTTCAATATCAATAATGCTAAGGAGCTTCGTCGACTGCGTGATAAATATAAGATTGAGGGCGACGACGGAAGAGCTATTAAACCTAACTTCTTCAAGGCGAAGGATATCGGCAAAGGCTACTATGACCGCAAACGAAAGAATTACAAGAAGCATTTGACGACCATGGATCATGTGCAGACTTGTATTAATTCGTACAGGGCTCAAAGAGAAGAGATAGGAAAGAAACAGGAGTACCTCCCCTTCTCCGCTCTTGTGGGTAATGGCATAGATGTTCATCGTAGACAGTACGAGAAAGTCACCCGTGTCATCAATGCCGTAACAGACATGACAAATGAGATAAAGAGTGTATATGCTTCGGACATAGAATCTTCCGTCAAACAGATGCAGTGTTGCGATATCAGGCAGGAGTGCGTAGAGTATGTGGGCAATATGTCGTTCACCAAGAGCGATATGGTCTACCTCTTGCGCCAGATAGAAGAAGCTCGTTATTCTCAGATTCAGCGTAAGATATTTAACATACTCTTTGGCTACCCCAACACCTCGTTCTATGAGGTTCTCGAAGCGGGTGCAGAACCTATCGGACTGCTCGCAGAAGACGACGAGGGTGATGTTGAGCTATATGGGAAGAGATACACTCGATATAAATATTTCGCGTAAATTGACAACAAATCACGCAAAAATTTACAAAAAATAGGCTAAAATCCGACCCAAACGGGATAAACGACCCCTTAAAATAGCCGTATTATGCGACAAATTTTAGGGGTGTCCCGTGCGGTTACAATAGGAGAGGGGTAAGAAAACTCGCTCCAAATTGATAAAAAGGAATGGTTTATATAGTTAAAATCTCGCAGGAGGAAGCTTTTAAGATTAGAAAGAAGTTTCCGGGAACGCATATAACGGTAACGAACCGCTACGCTCCCAGTCGAAAGAAAACATACTACTGCACCGAGGGCTTTAAGGTGATGCGCTACCTAAAGAAGCTTCGCCACGAACCGTGGAGGTGAGCCGCTGATGGAAGACTTCACTAAGAAGCAGAGCGGAGAGTCCTATGTTGACTACTTCGTTCGGCTCTTCGACAATAAGAAAATTTATGGTCTCACTTGCGACCAGATAGCCGAGTTGCTCAATACAGAAAGCGGTCAGACACTCGGCGAGAGTGCTTATCGAAAAGAATTTGCCGCTTTCAATCGCGGTCGCAACTATGAACGTGAGATAGCTGAGCGCGGCGTGGCGACGAGGGTTCTGTCTATATCAGACCTGCACTTCCCGTTCGCAAAGCCTATAGAGACATTTTCAAAGTATGTCGGGCGTGTAGACATCCTACAGCTCAACGGAGATATATTTGATTGTCAGTCGATATCCAAATTCTCGAAGTCGTATCGCATACCGTGTATCGAGGAACTGGTTGAGGGTCGGCAGTACATTATAGACCTTATTGACTACATAAAACCGAAGAAGGTCATCGCAAACTACGGCAACCATGAGCTTCGCCTCGGAGCATATCTCGCCAACCACCTCGATTCAGACCTTCAGGAGCTTATGCCTGAGACGGCACTGGACTACATCTTCGTTGATGGCTTCTATCATTACGACCGTCGCAATCATATTAAGACGTGGTTTGAGCCGCTTCGTGAGACATTCGATGATATCGAAGTCGTTTATACTGGCGAGTGGTTTTCACAGATAGGTCATGTAATGTTTGTTCACCCGAAGGCTTTTAGCAGTTCACCTATGAAGACGGCGGAGAAAGCTGTGCTGTGGTTTCGCAATGAAGGGTATGATTTCAACTGCCTTGTAATGGCGCATACGCACAGACTCGGTTCGTATAAAATCGGAAACACCACTATGTATGAGCAGGGTGCGGCGTGTGAGACACAGAAAATGAGATATGGTGATGGCGCGTTGGTTAACTCTCAGCAGCAGGGCTGTATTTATGTGTGTCTCGATAAAGATGGTTATAACATTGAGTCGGCGACGAAGCTTGTCGCCTTTTGAGGAAAGAAAGGAAGATAATTTGAATCGCAAGGAACTTATAAGACTTGTGGCAAAAGATAACTCTCTCACCCTCGGTGATTCAGAGTTCTGCATTAATGCAGTGTGCAACGCTATCTCCAAGGTCGTTAACGATGGAGATAAGCTGTCAATATATGGTTTTGGTACATTTCAGAAGGTTAGGCGTAAGCCGAAGCCTTACCGACACCCGGTAACGGGAGAGATGTGTGTGCCGGAGCCGTCGGATGTTATTAAGTTCGTGCCGGGCGTAGCGTTCTTCCCGAGCACTGAGCCCGACTACGCCGACCTGTAAAGGCGAGATATTATGCTGATTGCATTGATCTACAACTTTTTAAACGTCTTTGCTCTCACTGGCGGTATTGCTATTGTGGCAATTATCCAGCTGCTCGCGAGCCTCGGCGTGATATAACGATACTTCTGTCACCCGCGTCTAAGCGGAGATCCTGCGCCGTAAAAGCAGGACTTAAAAAAGCGGTTATCCCATACCGTAAGTTGGGACTTAAAAAAGCGGAAATCCCTTGCCGTAAGTAGGGACTTAAAAATGGCGAGATAGACTGTCCATCTCACCATTAACTATGGGTGCAAGGAGTTTAAATGGAAAATTTACTTCTTTTTGCAAACTGTAATAATGGCGGTTATGCAGTTGCTGATTACGCTCTACGAGGATGCGCCGCACCATAAGCGGTAGACGAGTCGTAGGGTTTACAAAGCCGTGAACTCGCGGCGAGAACTAAAAGACCCTGCGGATAGAAAGTCGCTCCACTGATGAGGAGTAGACAGTTTCCGCAGGGCACTGATAAAATCTTATATTAACCAAATTGCCGACATCGGCAAAATGGTGCGAAGCAAAGGAGTGTGCTAAATGAGTTATTCTCTTACTGAGATATCCACAAAAGACCTCGTGGAAGAACTTAAAAAGCGCGAGGGTGTGGAGGCGACAATAGTAGAGCCATATAGAGATGATGAAATTGTAGCGAGTGGACCTTCTATTGTGCTTGTGGTTACTGATTGATTGATAAAATTTAAAGGAAATGGAATGATTTGATTGTTTGACAATTATCCTGATGTGGTAACTGTTAAAGAGATGCAGACAATGTTGCGAATAGGAAGGAATTCTGCATATAAGCTTGTGAATAGTGGGCGCATACCAGCAATCAAGATTGGTGTAAACTATCTTATTGCTAAAAAGGATATTGAACTTTTTCTATCCCATCCGGTTGACATTAGCTCAAATTGTGCTAAAATCAATCCTATGATGGTGGGCTAAGAAAGGAGTAGACATAGTTGACTGGTAGCCTACAAGTAAAGCACGGCAAATATTATGCTGTTATGAATGTCGTAGATAGAGAAGGTAAGCGGAAACAAAAATGGGTCTCTACTGGCTTGGACGAGCGAGGCAATAAGCGCAACGCTGAAAAATTCTTGAGAGACCTGATTGTAAAGTTCGAACTTCAGGATGGGTGCATTCCCGCAGATACGCCGCTTGCGAGTTATCTTTATGTATGGCTTAAAAGCAAGAAGGGGTATATTGAGGAAGATACCTATCAGAGTTATGAAACCGTAATAAGGGCACATCTTGTTCCCTACTTTACAGAACACAGAAAGACTCTAGTTAATACCAAAAGAAAAGACATACAGATGTATGTTGATTACAAGTATGGAGAGTGTGGTCTTTCCGCAAAAACTGTAAAATCTCACATGGTAATTATTAAGCAAGCTTTTATTAAGGCTGTTAGAGATGAGTTAATCCCCTCCTCTCCATGCGATTATATCGTGATGCCAAAGGTTCAAAAGTATATACCGAAGTTTTATACGGAGAAACAGGCTAATGCTTTGTTGCTCGTAGCTAAAGACCATCCTATATATCCATTGATATATTTCACGGTAAATCTTGGACTCCGCAGAAGTGAAGTTCTTGGAGTTAAGTGGGATGCTATTAGTTTTGAAGATCAAACTCTCACTATACAGCATACGGTTGTGGACTATTCGGGTATAATTGCAAAAGACCGTACCAAGAACGAGGCAAGCCGACGTGTTTATCCGTTGACAGATGACGATATAACTGTGCTGCGGAAACTCAAGAAAGAAGAGGCGCAAAACCGAAAGTTCTTTGGCAATACCTATATAGACAACGACTATGTGTTTAAGAGAGCAAATGGAGACCCATTTAAACCTGATTATGTCAGCAGGAGTTTCTCTAGGATATTGGCTCAGAACAATCTCCCTATTATCCGGTTTCATGATTTACGTCATACTTGTGCAAGTATTCTTATAAACCGTGGATATACGCTTAAGGATGCACAGGAGTGGCTAGGTCATTCTGACATTCAAACAACGGCAAATATATATGCACATCTCAGTAATGAGCGAAAGAAAAACATCGCAAATGTGATGACGGAATCACTTCGTTTTGAGGCTGTCTAACATGTGTTAGAAAAGTGTTAGAAAACACCTGTTTTGCAAAGGTTGGAGCACAAAA